CTGCTCCCTTATTTTGTCTCATAGCTACTTGGGCAGCTTGAGTCACATTACCAACCTTCCCTTTATATACATTTGGATTAGAATAGAACTTAGAAGGTTCTACATATTCTGCCCTGTTAATTTGGTCAGTAATGTTAGCAAGGTTAGATTCATTAACTTGAGATTGATACTTAGGCTGTTTAGCACGTTCTTTATACCATTCTATAGCAAAGTCTTTCATCCCTCTAGTTTGGGCTTGATATCTCTGGTCCTCTGGCAATTTATAATTCTCTTTAGGATTAGGTCTTGCTACAGCTCCCTGTTGTGCCCTAATAATCCCTCTTCCTTTAGTTGAGATTCTCATAATATCCATTTAAGCCAACCGTAGCTGAAAGTCTTCCTCTTATATTCTGGATGTTCAGCCGCGTATCTAGCTTCTCTTTCAAATGATATATTTCTATATGCTGTATGACCATTCTTATCAATGAATAGTCGTACAAACCACTCCAAAACATACCATAAATAGAAGAATACTATTCCCATTTCTAATATCTGTTTCGTGTGAGTCTTCTCATGTGTAACTGTAGCTTGACTCATTCTCTTTATATAATCCTCACTTCTAGTAAACATAATAGCACAAATATTCATAAATGAATATCCTTTTACCGGAAGTAACGGATTGATAAAGAATAGCAATCCTTTAGATTTGTCGTACTTAAATTTCATAGTTAATGCTTCCATTTAGCGGCATTTCTAGCGAAATTAGCTCTCTTCTTCTGTAACGGAGTCGCATTAGGATTGTTAAGTACAGACCTAGCATGTTCTTGAACACTCTGTCCAGCTTTCTTAGCTGATGCAGTAAATTTGCCGCGATTCTTCTTCTTAATATGAATCTTGCTTCCATTTTTATCTTTCCTTACTAACTTACTACCACATCTAAACATGGGAACCTCTTCTAGGTCCGCATCATCGAGTAACTCTTTCAGAGCCTCATTAATTCTTGATAATTCCTCTGCGTTAAATTCCATAATTAAATTACATGTTAAATCACTTTTTTATTCACAAAGGTATTGCTAAATTTGCACATTATCAAACAAATCAGATGAATTAATGATTTAAGGTGTCAATGTAAATAAGTAATAAAGAAACTAAACTATTATTAATCTCTAACCTTTAAATCAGTAGATTAATGTTATTGGGCAAACTAAAAGAGGTGTACAGGTGGATTGACAGTTGGAGTTCTGGTGTTAAGACGATAGTCATTATAATGCTTGCATTCTTGATGGTAGAGCTTCATTTCTCTTCACACACTAAAGCTATTTTAGAAGATTATAGACAGGCAGCTGTTACGGAGAAGGTATTAGCTGAGAAATATACAGAGATGATTACTCCACAAGTTAACGGGCATATAGAGCATATTCTTATGGAAGATAAGGATGCGTCGAATGTCTTGTTATTGAATTACCATAATACCTTACAAAGTACACATGGTTTATCATATCGTTATTTAACAGCTCTTACAGAGAAGAGAAGAGGGTATGAAACTAAGGCAACTATTAAGATATGGAAAGAGTTGGAGTATATTAACTACGGTGATGAGCTTGGAAGGATTAATGACAACCAATTCATTAGAATGGACACTATTGAGAACTACTACAGAACATTCCCTAATTTAGTAGCTTTATTAGAAGAATCTGGAGCAAAGTCTGCTGCGATGTATCCGATTGCTGGAATTGATGGACCTATAGGAATGATTGTTGTTATTTATCCAGTTACTAAAGAGTACTATTTGGGGTACTATAACTCCGTTATTGCTCCGTGTATCCAACCTCTATCTACCTTATTAGATTATAACTCAATTAGGAAGAAATTTAAAATGGATTATGAAAGTAGACAAGAGGAACAAGGAAATATGTTACAACGATTCTTCCCATATGTATTGGAGTGAAATCGACAATACTATATACACTTCAGTAACAACAATGATACATGAGTTCTGTCAAAAGTTCGACAGTGATTTCTGGTCGCAGTACAAAGCATTACAGAAGCTATTAAGTGCTGAACAGTTTGCCATGGAGAAGAAGAGACTATTAGAAACTAAACGTTTTGATAAGAAGTACTTCTTAGACATGTACGATTTAAATGAGACGGAGTTTAATTCTGCACAACAGGATATACTGGATGAGTGGTCTAAAACTAATGCCGATTCCAAGGAAAGAGGTACAAAGATTCATAGTGATTTGGAACATCAATACTTAGGTAAGAGTTCATGCCAAATGAGAAGTTACGGTTTAGGCGGAACTTTTGAAGTTAATACTAATGAATCTTTAGAGAAGAATAACTTAGACCTACTAAGCATAGAAAGAGGAGTCTTCCCTGAATATATGATATATAGAAGGTCGGACGACAATAAGTTTAGGTTGGCAGGTCAAATTGACTTACTTATTAAGGACGGAAATGACATTTACATTGTTGACTACAAGACTAATAAAAGTATTGACGAGAAATCTTACTTTGATACCAGGACTAAGAAGAGTCAAATGATGAAGTATCCTATGAATAATTTAATGGACTGTAATAAAGTACATTATACTTTACAACTATCTACCTATGCATGGATGCTTCAGAAATTAAATCCTGATTTTGTTATTAAGAAGTTATTGCTTATACATTATGACCATAATGGTAACGTTACAGAACATGAGTTAGATTACCTTAAAGATGATGTAGAACGTATGTGTAAGCATTGGAAGAAGCAGTGTATACTTGAGGAAATCAAGGAGAAGAGAAAGCCTATAGAGTTCTAATGAGCTAGTTCATAATCATAGAGTATCTTTCAAACTGGGATTTGAGATATTAAAAGTAAAGTATAATTAAAGCTCATTAGAAATCTATGGGAATTACTAATATTGTAAATGGACACTTAAATGAGTTACTAGGTAATAACGAAGAAATGGCTAGGGCTCGTATTAGAATATGTAAGAAGTGTCCTATTATGAAGGATTCATTTATAGGGTATGTATGCAGTAGTAAACTGTGGTTAAACCCTAAAACAGGAGATATATCAACAGAACGTAAAGATGGTTATAAACGTGGATGCGGGTGTAGACTTAATGCTAAAGTTAGAGATATTAAGTCTTCATGTCCAGCATGTAAATGGTAAATGATTTAAATTATGAGTAATAACGGAACAATGGATGTAATGTTTGGGGGTAAAGGATTAAGCTTTGCCGGTGCAGATGGATTTAAAGATTTAAAGAAAGAAGCTGCTGTGGAAGCACATAATAAAGCAGTAGATACTTACACTAAAGCACTTAATAAGAACATTAAAGATGAATTGGAGAAAGCGGAGGAAGTAACAGAGAAGATGAATAGTATGGAAATTATGCCTATTAATTCATACGTATTAGTTAGACCTTATGCTAAGAATCCGTATCAAAAGATAGAAGTGACTAAAGGCGGACTTATTATACCAGAATATGACGGAGCATTTAAGAATCCAGACACTGGAGAGAAAGATACAGAGTATCAACTTTCAGTTGTAGCTAATGTTATAGAAGTAAGTCCTTTGTGTAAGTTTATTAAACCGGGAGACGATATATATTATAGACGTTCTTCTGGAGTACCTGTTCCGTTCTTCAGACAAGGATTTGAAGTTGTAGCTGAACAGCAAGTACAGGTGGTTATTAATGAAGGTTTAAAAGAACGATTTAAGAGTATAGAATAATGGAAGAGAAAGTGTTTTATCAACCAGGAGATGTAGTAACATTAAGACAAGACATCCCATATAAACCTCAGATGATTGTAGTTAAGAAAGAGACGATGACGTTTAGACCATCTAAGGATGAGAAGAAAGATGAATATTTCAAGGGTATTAGATGTAGATGGTTCTCTACAAGAGGAGAGCTACAAGAAGCTATCTTTAATACCAAAGACTTAATTAAACTATAATGGCAACTAAGTTTCAACAAGGTGGGCAGGACGACCAAGAGTTGTTCTCTGCCTACCTTATTAAGTTATTTAAGCCTAAGTCTCAGCAGGAGTTTGAGGATACTATATCCAAACTCTCAGAGAGGGAAATTAATGAAATCTATAAACAATACAAGAGTATGGAGAATAATCAAACTATCATGGCTAAGATGGGAGCCAAAATTAACTACATTAGCAGACTACAAGGTAAGTGTCCAGAAGGTTATGAGGTAGAGAGATTCATGGCTGGAGGATGTGTTAAGTGTAGAAGGAAAGCAATGGCTGAAGGCAGTAAAGCTATGGATGTATTCAAAGATAAATGTGGAGGTAAAGCCAAGAGACGTATTAAGAAGAACGAGAATGGTGATAAAATAGCAGTTAACAAGACTGATACCGTACACACTAGCAAGGGAATATATAATGTTAGTAACAAGAAGCTCCCTTATAAGAAGATGTCCAAAGCAGATTACAAAGGACTACCTTTAAAAGACAAAATGAAAGTTGATATGAAAGACCAGGCCAACGGCAGAGGTGCTAGCGGAGCAGGTGCAACTAGAGGTAGTAATATAGGTAAAAAGTTAAGAGGTGGCACTATTACTTCGTTCAAGTGCGGAGGAATGGCTAAGAAGAGAATTAAGAAGAATATGGGCGGAACTGTTAGCAATAAATGGAGTATTCCTAGTAAAGCTAGCGGTGATGCTATTAAACACATTAAAGGCGGACCAGGCTCGGCAGATAGCACTAGAGAAATGAAATTTAATGGCTTTCAAAAGAAAGCACTAGCTGGTAAGCCTTATAAAAGCAAATAAATATGAAAGTATTCCTATTTGATAATGGTACTAATTCGGTGATTGTGAATGAGCCAGAGGTTCTTCTTATTAAGGAGTTCGCAGCTCTATGGACTAATGAAAGGAATAAGACCAAAGAAGACCCTACGGGAGTTTGCAAATCAAGAGCTTATAGAGAGCTTGTTTACATATGGCTAATGTTAGATTGGGCATCTCCATACTCTGATTATACAGAGCAAGAAAGACATCAATCATGTCTTCAGGATGCTAATTTAAATGAAGAGGAATGGGCAGACCCAATCTTCAGAGCCGCATGTAGGAAGTACAGAGATATTCAAAACGAATCTAGAGCACTTAAACTCATTAAGTCTGCTCAAAGTGTAGTCGATAGAATTACTGATTACTTTGACACCATAGATTTATCCGAAAGAGACCCAGTTACTAATAGACCTGTTTGGAAAGTGGCTGATGTAATGAAAGAAATGCAATCAGTTTCTAAGGTTATAGAAGAACTTAAAACTCTTGAGTATATGTACAAGAAAGAGCAAGAAGAAGAGACTGGTATCAGAGGTGAAGGTAAGAAAGGACATTTAGATTAATTATGGCTGGACGTGGCAGACCTAAGAAGAAAGTCGAAATTCCAGAAACAGTTCAAGAGTTAATACAGAGAGTAGAGCCAGAGTTAATAGAAGCTGTTCAGCATATAAATCCTGTCATAGAGGATAATTCAATTAAAACATCTAATGTTGAATGGGATGTATCATTAGATACCGAGATTAAGCATTTCGACCCTACTCTATCTTATGAGCTGACTGGATATCGACCAGTGGATGAAGAAAGAGGATTGGATTTTAATCCAGAGTGGTTCACTGAAGCTAGACAGATTAAACTAAGAAACGGTAAATACTGTGCTTATCCAGAGGGAACAAAGAAGTATAATGACTTTTGGGACGAAGAGGTTAGAAGATGTAATCGAGGATATGAATCACATGGGTATAGAATCACAGGTGATAATTACTTCTTCCTTAATTATTATAGGTTGAAAAATACTGATGTGTCTCAAGCTGGTGCTGGTCGTGAAACTACATTCCCTTCATTCTTTAGTAAGCAGTATGAGTACTTCCATTACATAGAAATGTGTGAGAAGTTGAAGAAGGATGTGTGCGCCCTTAAAGCTCGTGGAGTCGGTTGACACAATAAACTAAAGCCGACTATAAATTCCGCAAAATCGGTGAAGACTAACGTGATTAATCACTTATTAAATTTAATATTATGACTAAGAAGGAACAATTAAAATTTATTGAGGATAACTATCCCTTATACAACAATCATATATCTAACAGAAGAATAAGACATACATTCTTCGATACAATCGAAACTGAACTACAAGCTTATCTGCTTGGATTTTATGCTGCTGATGGCAGTATTGATGAGAAACGCAAAACCTTAAGAGTTCATTTACAGTCTGGAGATTCTGAAATAGTGTACCTATTTAAAGATAGTATAAGTCCAGACGCTAGAACGTTTGCTGTAGCTCCACATATTGTAACTGGAAGAAACGGCATGAAAATAAATGCCCATGCATCATTTGGAGTTGACATTACTAGTTCCAAATTATGTAATGCCTTAGTAGACTTGGGGATAGGATACAATAAAAGCATAGCAGAACTCAAAATTCCAAGCATTCCTGAAGACCTTGTGAAACATTTCATCAGAGGTTACTTTGATGGAGATGGGTGTATTACCGGATGGTTGGCCACAGAGAAGGATAAGGCTGATAGAATTAGATATAAGTTTGATATATGTAGTAAAACGATTACTATGTTGTCTGATATACAGAAGGTTCTTTCTAAGAATGATATCAATGTAAATATTAATTATCTTAAACGTGATGATATGTATAGGATATCTACTTCATCTAAAAGCGAAGTGAGTAAACTATATCATTATCTATATGATGATGCTAATTTCTATTTATCAAGAAAGTTTAATAAGTTTAGTTACTATGTTAATACCGAGGTAAGTCAGCTCATCGCTGACCACCGTAACGCGCAGGAGGTGAACGTTAATGAGAGTAATAATCCTCCCACGAGTGCGGAACATTCTGTAAAAGAATGAATATGTGCGCTGACCTTATAGGAAACTATAAGAAGTATAGGATAAAAAGCCTATACGGTAACAAAGTGTTTAGTGAAATTGCAGCATCTTTAGGAGTTAGGTTATATACAACTGTTAGAGGTTCACATACAGTATATGTAGCATTTACCGAGAAATTCGTTAGTGACGTGCTTCGTAAATGCTGGGAACAGCTTGAATATTTAAATGCTGATACAGAAGGCGGCATGAGACATCTAAGACAGAAGTATAATTCTGATATGCATAAGAGAGCTTCTCTTCTTACTAAAGACAGAGAAGAATTTGGATTCATGTCAGACATTATTGGCTTCGTAGTAGATGTTCCTCGTAAACTCCGTGGAGACCGTGTGGATAGATTGTTCTTTGAAGAATCTGGTTCTAATCCAATCCTAGTAAAGACTTACTTACAGAGTACAGCTCTTGTAGAAATTCTAGGTAATAAGTTTGGAACTAGATTTGTGTGGGGAACAGGTGGAGACCAGGGACCTGCACTTGACGGACTTAGTAAGATGTTTTATAATCCAGCTGGATATAATTTCTTACCTTATAAACATAACCATACTAAAGACGGGTCTTATGCTTTTACCTCATTCTTCATACCTGCCTATACATTCGTAGCAGCAAATGGATATGTAGACGATAGAGGAGTTACTAATACTGCGAAGGCTAAGAAGTTCTATTTAGACCAAAGAGAAGCTCTACTAGCTAACCCGAAGGAGCATTTAATTGCATGTGCAGAGTTCTGTTTTACTCCTGATGATGCTTTGGCTCTTGAAGGAGATAATCAGTTTAATACTGTATTGTTAAGTGAGCAACTTGCTAATATTAAATTACATAAACTGGGACCACATATTGATGTAGGTCAGTTAGAGTATAATTTTACTAACAACCAGCACACAGAGGAAGCAATTGATAGTGTAAGATTTGTTAGTAACCCCAAAGGTAAAGTTAAGATACTTGAACATCCGATTAAAGGAGAGCATGGAGCTGTGCCTAGAAATTTATACGTTGCTGGTATTGACGGTATTGATATGGGTGGTGAAGACACTTCTGATAAGACTCAAGACCCTTCTGATTTCTGTGTAGTAGTTAAAAAGAGAGCTTATGGGTTAGATGAACCTAAAATAGTGTGCTATTATAGGGACAGACCTAAGACTTTACGTGAAGCACATATGACATGTCTTAAGATATTGCAGTATTACGATTGCCAAGCAGTTCTTGAATCTACTAGAATGTCTACTCTGCAATTCTTTAGAGAGAAACATAAAGAGAATAGACATTTGATGAGAAGACCTAGAGCTACTCAATCTGACATACAAGGAGGTCGTAGTAAACAATTCGGAGCTCCTGCTACTGAAGTAGTAATTAGGCATCAATTAGATTTAATAGCTCAACATATAGAAGATTATTGTCATAATATATGGTTTGAAGAAATTCTAGAAGAAGCAATTAAATACAGTTATGAGAATAAACGTAAGTTTGATATTATAGCTGCATGGGGTATGTGCGAACTAGGAGACGAGGAATTAATGGGGGTAGTTCCTAAAGAAATGGACAGTCCTAATAACAAACTAAGACCTTTCGGTTATTGGGTTGACGAAAGAGGAATTAGACATAAAGGAGTTATTCCAGAGAAGCAACAGATAGTACCTAAGTTTAATTTATGGCCTACACAATACGATGACCCTACAAGAATTAGAAGTAGCAATCAGAGATTTATTCAAACAGATTTATCATAAAGAATATGTGGCTAAATTAAAGCTAGAAGAGCTACAAACTGCCGAGGGGACACATAGAGGTTATAAGTTAACACTTGGCATGAATAATATAGACAAGCCACTTATTATATCGTTTGAAGGTGGTGAAGTAGCATATCTTAAATTTCTTAGACAGGAATTAAGAGATAGAAGATTAGGCGACACACATTATTTCCTAGGATATAAACAATATAACGGATTAGAGAGTTGTAATGAGTGCACAGAACAGGAGTGATGAGTACTTAATGGAGCATATTGATAAGGCAGTATCAGAATTAGTATTTCCTAAGTACAAATTACAGAAAGCATATAATTATTATAATGGATATAGAGATGCCGAACAATATAGGTATCTAGAAGAGAATTTCGGAATAGGCAATCCTACTTCTATAGAATTCACTCCTCTTATCAGGAAGCATGTTGATGCTTTACTTGGAGAATACCTAGGTACTCCATTACTGCCTAAAGTGTCATGCAAGGATAAAGAAACTATATCTAAGATATCTAGAGATAAGGAATTACAAATTAATAAAGAAGTATATCAATACTTACAACAACATCTTAACAATCAGATACTAGCGTTCTTAGGAGGACAAGAAGTAACTGATAAAGCTGTAGAGGCTCAACTTAATAAGCTAGTAGAAGATATTAATAATAGCTTTGTTAGCGAGTATGAAATAGCTGCACAGAATGTTGTTGAGTATATAATCCAATCTAGAGATATTAACTTACTTACTAAGTTAAAGAACCTGTTACTTGACTTACTAGTAACTGGCATGAGCTTTTACCAGGTTCATCCTAGTAGGAAGAGAACTAATATAGAAATAGAGGTATTAGACCCACGTAATGTATTCGTTGATAGAAATCCAGAATCTGTATATGTTAGAGATAGCTACAGAGTAGTTATTAGACGTTGGTTAACTAAGCAACAAATACTTAATAAATATGGTCCTCAACTAGATACAAGTAGTATCAATGAATTAGAGGAGATGTTTGAGGGATATTACGATAGTAGTTATATATATGTACGCGCCATGAGCAATCAAGCTACTGGAGCTCCTATTACAGACGGACTCGAGGCGGGTAAAGAAGTAATACCTGGATTCCCTACCGACTACTATGAGACTTACAATTATAAGTTAATACCTGTGTTTGAAGTTGAGTGGATTGATGTTGATAAAGAAGGAGAAGATTATGTAGAGAATAGATATGAAGGAGTTAAAATCGGAGAATCTATTTACATTCTTACTGGTAAGTCTCCTGATGTAGTTAGAACTAAAGATAATCCTACACACTGTGGATTGTCAGTTAATGGTTTGTTCTTTGTAAACAGAAGTAACGAACCATATTCACTTGTGCTTGCATGTTCACATCTTCAAGACAAGTATGATTTGATTACTTTCTTTAGGGACAATGTAATTGCTAATAGTGGTACTAGTGGAGACTGGATTGACTTTAGTATGCTACCTATGGCTCTTGGTGATGATTTGACTGAAAGATTGCAGAAATTCATTGCCTATAAGAAGACTGGTGTGGCTCCTATTGATACTTCACAAGAAGGTAGGGCATTTAACAACAATACTTCTTTTGCTGGATTCGATGACTTATTAAAAGCTGATACTATTCAGGCATTTAATATGGCGTTGCAGATGTTAGAAGAGCAGACATCATCTATTACTGGAGTGTTTAGAGAGAGATTAAATGGAATAGAAACCAGGGATGCTGTTAGTAATGTTAAGGCAGGTATGAGAAATTCTTATATCATTACTAAATCTTACTATCAGCAAATGGATACTTTGGCAGAGGATATTCTGATTGATTCTCTTAATTGTGCTAAGAAGGTATGGAAACATAAACCACTTACTGGAACTTTAGTGCTAGGTGACAAACTACAGAAAGTATTTACTGCTCTCCCTGAACATTTTACTTTTACTGACTATGATATTCATGTAATAGCTAGTAGTAGAATTATGGAGGAAATGCAGAACATGCAACAATTAATGATTGAGTTCATCAAGAGTGGTCAACTAGACCCAGACATAGCTATGGAGTGCATGACTGCCAGAAGTATGACTGAACTTAAATCTAAATTGTCTAAGGCATTTCAAAAGAGAAGAGAAGAAACTCAGAACACTGCACAGATGCAACAACAGAACGAAGAGCTACAGAAGCAACTTCAAAAGGCAGAACAAGAGAAAGAGCAGCTTAATAATAAGATTGCATCTCTTAATGAAGCTAAGATTGCTATTGAAAGACAAAAGGTTGAATATGACTATGAGATTGGAATTATTAAGGCTAATGCTGATAGAGATTATAAGCAGAGTACTTCTGATAATGACACCAAAAGAACAGATATTGAGATAGCCCAATTGTACGATGGGAATCAGCAGAATAACGAAGTGAAGAACGTATAATGGAATTAAAAATTAAAGTTTGCACTAACGATAGCTGTAAGGTAATCATACTTGACGATACTGGTACAGGAGAGAATGGCTATTTGCCTGAATCTTCTTCAGTTATCGTCAAGAACAGATTCAAGTACTCTGACACTGTATCTATTGATGTCTTACAACATAATAAGGCAGATGGGCCTGAAATACAACTTCCTGTTTACACTTTACATGATGACGGTAATAAGTCAGTAACTATGCCAGTAGGGTTTGATGGGTGGTTTAATGTATATCATATAGTTCTGCCGACTAAAGATTGGTTTGATAGAGAGATGGATAAAACGGCTGGTTCAGCTGTAACTATGTATGCCACTGTGTACTATTCGGACGGCATCTACATCTATAAGTATTTTAATGGCACATCTACGACCGTAACTGTAGATGAGATAGTAGAGAGGAACGTAGAAGATACTACAATTTCTAGGACATATAATAATTACGTGTCTATTTGTTTTCTTAAGAAATGTTATATATCTTTGTGCCAGCAAATATTTAATAGCAGAGGTTTCAGTAAATGTTGGAGTAAGAATGCTGTAGCGGCCGAATTATCCTACAAGAGAGATTTAGTCTGGATGGCTATTAATGTAATCAAATATATGGTTCAATCTAATCAGTTAGCTGAAGCTGAACGAATCATAGAACAAATAGGAGGTTGTAATGGCTTGTGTAAATCAGAATACAGCAAATGGCCAGAGCAAGGCTGTGGATGCTCTCAAAGATAAGGTGATTTGTGAATACAAAGAACTGCTTAAGTATTTAGAACGGGGGCATAGATATGACTACCAACTAATTCTCGAAGAGATAAGTCTCATCGAATTGCTAGAAGAGAATGAAGTTAATAGGTCTGAATTTGTAGAACAATTTTATCTTAATAATAAATGGCAGATAACTCTATTTTAACACCAGGTGGTTCTGGAAATGAATGTATCAATCCTGTTAACGAACAAATTGATACTTCACAATTTCTGAAAGTAGATTACCGCTTAGGGGAGTTTGAGAGTGAGTCAGATAAACAAATTGCTAGAATTAATCTTGGAGCTGCTGGCATTAATGATGTCTATGATAAGACTTCAGCAGATTTAAAGACATTAGAGGCAGTTAAGACCTCAATGGATACTCACCTAGCTACTGAAGACCCACATAATATAATTCCTACTATAGAAAGTAAACTGGAGGGTTTTGTTAAAGAGGATGGAACCACACCATTCTTAGCACCTCAAACAGGTGTTGACCCGTTGACAGACTTTCATTTAACAACCAAGAGATTCGTGACTGCTTTAATGGACAGTCATTTAGCTAAAACAGACCCACATAATATAATTCCTCTTGTAGAGGAAATACTTAAAGTATATGTAACTACTGACCAGATTTATAGGAAAGTAGAGCTATATACTAGAGAACAAGTTGATGACTTAATCAAGAATTTCGTTAGACGTGACGGAACTACTGCATTTTTAAAACCACAGTTAGGAGTTACTCCAGTAGCTGATGGACATCTATCTACTAAGAAATATGTAGATGATGTAATGTTTAAACATTTAGTTGATGCAGACCCTCACGGATTTGTAACGTTACTTAATCAGAGACTAAACAACTATTTCAGGAAGACTGAAACTTACTCTAGAGCAGAGACTTATTCAAGAGCTCAAATTGATGCAATTATTAATCAACTAGTAATTGACGCTGCTAGAGGAGCTATCGAGGAACATATTAATCAGTATGACCCTCATGGAACTCTTAAAGAAATCTATAGTAAGCATTATGTACCTCGTGATGGTTCAGTTCCGTTTACTGCCCCACAGAAGGGAGTAGATGCTGTAGAAGATGACGAATTAGTAACTAAGAGACAGCTGGATGCTTCTATTGTAGAAGAGCCTGTTTGGATTACTAGTGGACCAGTTCAGACTACAGTAGGCTTCGTTGAAGATGAAACTGACCCAGGAGAGAAATTGAATCTTCAAGAGGTTATGGATGCAATCTTCTACGGTAAATCTGTAGATGTTAAAGCTCCTGCGTATGCTTTACTAGGTTCTATAGTAGACGTTGAACTATTCGTTAGAGGTTCTACTGGAGTGATATCTTATGCTGAATTATGGCAGAACGATGAGCTTATTGGAACATATACTAAGGATGATTTCGAACTAGGACAGTTGACTGTAAAGAGTTTACCTATTAACGAAGAAACTACTTTCACATTTAAAGTGTTCTATCCTAATGGTACATATCTGGAAGCTAGTTGTACTACTAAAGTAGCATATGATATATTTGTAGGAATCTTACCTAAATGGTATGCAGCCTCTAATGTTAATTATGATTACTTACTTCAGCTAGTTCAATCAGACCCAGAGAACAATAGCATTGACAGTTCTGGTGATTTAGTATCAGAAATCAAACACAAATATAATTTCTCAAGTCCTAAAGAGCTTAAGCAAATATTTGTAGCAATGCCTAAGGAATATCCAGACTTAGTTCAAATGACAACGCCTTCTCAACAGTTTGGTCTTGAATCGTTTGACATTATTAGCGATATCCCATTTGAAATTCCTGGATTGTCAAATAGTAAAATATATAAGATATATGTGTTCAAGGAGTCTCTAGTAACTCTCAACTTGGAGGTAACATTTAAGTTTGACCCAGCTAACATTTAATAAGTATGAGAGCATATAGTGAAATTATAGCAAGTTTTAGAAGAGGTGGTCCGTTCCCTATAGAAGCTGACTATATCTTCGAAACTGAAGCGAAACTGAAAGAATTTTATTCATCTCCTGAAGAGAATGCTATTTTACACAAGGGATTGTTAAAGGTAGTTGAAAATGACGGAGATGGTAATCAAGCACTATATTGGGTCACTAGAAAGGAGACTAACGATGAGTTAGAGTTTACTAAACTTATTACTTCTAAGAGTGATGAAACTATAGCTGACTTGATAACTAGATTAGAGCAAGAAATTAAAGATAGAAAGACAGCAGACGATGCTATCTGGGGAAGTGTTGACCATACTAGTGTACCAGAGGACTTAAACAGTCTGAAGGACATTGCAGAGGAAATTACTAAAATTAGAGAGCATCTAGGTAATCTAGACAGCACTGATGAGGGATTACAGAGTAATATTGATAAGGTGCAAGCCGAACTCGATAAGACACAAGAAGGAGTAGGTTTGGGAGAAGACGGAGCTTATGTTCCTGATACTGAAACTACTTACCTTAAAGACTCTACATCTGTAATGGATTCTCTGCGCAAGCTAGACGAATTAGTGAATCATGCTATTCACTTTAACTGGGTCACACTAGAGGATACTCCAAGCATTGAATTAGATATTGATAGACAGATTACTGGAACTACAATATCTGGTAATGTTAAGGTATCTACTGATAGTGGTAACGGAATTACCATAAAGAATGACGGTCTATTCTATAAACTAACTACTGAATATTTAGACGGACTCTTAACTATTAAGGTTAACGATAATGTTATAGGGCAACATCAAATTGGTTTGTCAGCTATCGTAGAGGATGCTAAGTATGACCCAGATACGGAAGAGCTAGTTATAGTATTTAAACTTCTAACTGGTGATAAGCAAGTAGTTAGGATTCCAGTTGGAACTCTTATTAGAGAATGGGAAGTTGATAACTCTATTCCTGATAAGGTAGTAGAATTGGAGAAAGTGTTATCATTAGGAACTGGCGCTGATAAGCTTTCTGCTGACGTTAGGTTATATATAGCTAAAGATAACATCTTAGTAAAAGAAGGAAATGCTCTGTATGTTAAAGGTACTTCCGATAACATTACGCATGATTCTAAAGCCTTGGATGTTGTTATTAGTGAATTACAAAGTGATATTGATAGCCACCTTAAAGATTTCAACAATCCACATAGAGTCACTCCAGCACAGATTGGAGCCATTTCTTTGCCCGAAGTTGAAATTCTACTAAAGTCTAAAGCAGATTTAGTAAGTGGAAAGGTTCCTAAAGAACAACTTCCAGATGATATAGGTGGTGAAGTAACTTGGATTGACGTAGAAGGTGATGAAGAAACAGTATCCTAATAGACCCGCTAATATGAGCCAGTTGGACTACTTGTGGACAACATATGGCCCATATACGGTGTCGGACTCAATAGACGTTGAAGACTCTATTCCTTCTTCTAAAGCTATCAAAGATGCTATTGCTACTCAGGTAACTGGTATAGTAGAACTCGATACTCAAGAAGAAGGTAATAAGGTTAGAGTTATAGGTAAAGGAGGAAGTGGTGAGGAAATATCATCAATCCTTCTTGATAAAGATACTAAGATAGTTTCGTTTGAAAGACATCTTATAACACAAGAGGATATAGATAACGGATTCGGTAATGCACTGAATGAGGAATGGCTGATACTTACTGCTTCTAATGGAGATAGATTTGAAGTGTCTCTGGAAGACTTTGTAGTTAAAGGACAAATAACTAATACTATTATTACCCAGACTAAGAATGGTAATATTGCATCAGAGTTAAGGATTAATAATCCAATTACTAATAGGTCTGTAGATTTATTAACTTCAAACTTTGGAGTTAGGGCAGACTTAGTAGTTGATACTGATGCTGATTCTAACATAGTTATTACTAAGGGTGATAAAGGAGTTGTTTGTAAATTTAGTTGGGAAGGTACAGAATATCCAGTAAGAATTAAAGCCGTAGATACTTACGATGAGTATTTACTACAGACTTTGGAACCTAATACCATTTACTTCATAAAGGATATTAAGTCTATTTACCTTAATGGAGTTAAATATGCCTCTGAAGGTGGTGGAGGTTTAGACCCTGACTTGTATTATACTAAATCAGAAACTGATGCTCTTATATCTAATATTGAAAGTGACTTAGACAATAAAGTTAGTTTGGTTGATGGTAATATAGTATTAGAGGAAGGTCAAGGAATTGTGGTTAATCGTAGAGACGGTGTTCAGAATTTAATATCATCTGACAATTCCGGAGGGTTTAAACTTGGTAATGTTAATTCTTATCTGGAGATATACACTAATACAAGACCAGCCGTTGTAGTAGGGGAAGACACTGACTCACTTGCATTAATGTCAGACTTGACTTCTTATACTTGGAATGAAGTAACTACTGCTAAAGCTACCAGACTCGCTGATTTACCAGAGAGTTATCCAGTAGGAACTTTAACAGTTAAGCATTCTGAAGGAGAAGTTAGTTACGACGGTTCCGAAGATGTATCTATTGACTTAACACATATACAACAATCAATTAATACATTGAAAGATACTATGGAGTACTTACTATCTACTAAACAAGATAAGCTTGTTAGTGGAGTTAACATTAAGAAGATTAATGGTAAGTCAGTACTCGGTAATGGAGATATACTTATATCTTCTGATTCTACAGCTATTAGATATAAGGGGTCTGTAGCTACTCGTATGTATTTACCTTCTGCTCCAGAAGTAGGTGATATTTACAACGTTATTAATGACGGTGCTAACTATGCTTGGAATGGAGAAACTTGGGAAACATATGGAACTATAACTCCAACTGGAGTAGATTTGTATAAGAATGCCAGTGGTGAAATAACTGGCGGGGAGGTAAGATTCAGTGATAATACTGTGCTCCCTATTAACATATTTATTAAATAACATCATTAAATTTTATGGCACAATTAAAATTTTACAGAGGGTTAAAAGCCAATTATGTAGCTGAAACTACTCACAAGGATGGGATTTACTTTGCTACAGACACCAATGAAATCCTTATGAATGGTAAGGCTTACACAGGAGCTCTAGCTGCTGGTAAAGTCGTTACTAATGTAGCCTTGTCTTCTGATAAAAGCAAACTGGTCATTACTTACTCTGATACCACTACAACAGAGATTGAAGTAGGTAGCGGTAAGTATACATCAGCTATTGAAGACAAAGATTTAGCTATGCCTAATGCTGTCGGTGGTATCGCTAAAGGAACTAAGGTAAGTGCTCTGGAAGGACAGACATATGATTATATGTGGGATGAACTGCTGTTCCCTACTATTAATCCTACATTTACTGCTCCTACTGCAAGCATCTCATTTAAGAGTTATTCAACTCCTCAAGAAGTTGGAGCTACTGCACCTACTGCTGCTAACTTCAACACTAGTCTTAATAAGGGAGCTATTACCTTAAATGGAACAAAACAAGCAGACAGGTCTGGTAACTTAGATGCAGATAATTCATTTATCTTCGTAAATGGACAAGAATCTAACACAACTCTGCCTACTACTGTAACACTTGGTAATACTACTTATACTTATAAGGCAGCTTATTTGCAAGGACCTCAACCTAAAGATAACAAAGGAAACAATTATAGCACTCCACTTGCAGCTGGTTCGGTTAACTCTTCAGCTATCACACTTAATGGTACATATCCTTGGTATGCATCTACAAGTACAGCTTCTTCTGGTACGCCTGTGGTTAAACAAGCTCTTATTGCTTGGAATGCTTCTACTGGAGCTATGACTACTCCTAGATTTGAATTACAACCTTCTGGTACTCTTCCACAGGTATTCAAGCTGCCAAGAGCTGTCACTCAACTTCAAATGTTGAACACAGTATCAGGTAACATGGAAGTTATAGGACTTAGTGACTGGACTAAGACAGAAGAAGAGATTACTATTGGAACCACACCTGTAACTTATTCAGTTTACACTTACAATGGTTCTACTAGAGGTTCAGTAACTTTAATCGCTAAATTCTAATTTGACATATGGCAAGAAATAAAGGTACATTCCAATTTGCAGCCAACTTTGAGGTTAAACTTCAAGGTGCTTTAGACCCAAGAATCTTAGTAGATAATAAGTCTGAACTTATTAATAAAGAGACTTGGCCGTATGATGGCGATACTATCTACGTATATAATGGATTGTTAGTAGCCGTTGCTGCTGATAAGGCAATTTATATGCTAGTTGATAAAGATAAAATTCTGAAAGCAGATTACTCCGGATGGAAACAAATGGACGTTGCTGCTGCACAGACAGTAGAGATTATTGACAACTTAAATTCTTCTTCTACCACTGCTGCATTGTCAGCTAATCAAGGTAGAGTATTAGGACAGAGAGTTACTACCCTTGAGGGCAAAATTTCTTCTGTATATTCATACAAAGGCTCCAAAGCTACTTATGCAGAACTTCCTAGTGATGCAGCAGCAGGTGATGTATGGAATGTAGAGGAAGCTCATGACAATCATCCAGCTGGTACTAACTGGGCATGGACTGGTACAGCATGGGATGCTCTGGGTGGAGCTATTGACCTGTCTGCATACTACAATAAGACTCAAGCAGATGCTGCAATTGCAGCTGCTGTTGATGCAGAGAAGACTTTAAGAGAAGCAGCTGATACTGCATTAGACGGTAAAATTACTACTAATACTCAAGCTATTGCTAAGATTAATGGTAGTGCTGATGCTGAAGGTTCTCTAGCTAATACTCTGAAACAGGCTAAAGATTATGCAGATACTAAAGTTAGTGATGTTAGTAATTTAGTAGCTAATAAAGTTGATAAGGTAAAAGGTAGTACTCTGATTCCAGAAACTAAACTTGCACTTATTGACACTAACGCTTCAGATATTGATGCTCTAGAAGTTAGAGTTGCTGCTAACGAGGCTAAACTTGTTGGAATCACCACTACTGTAGTTTCGACAATTAATACAGCTATCGCTGCAGCTATGGCTTGGCACGAAGTAACTGAATAAAACACATAATATATTAAAATGGAGAAAATGTTTGTACACGTAGCGAAGAAGTCCACATTTACCAGTGGACTACAAGAACAATACACCAATAGTATTGTTTTCATTAAAGATTCACAGGAGATTTATACTCATGGAACGTTCTACGCTATTCCCGATTCTTACAAAGGCAAAATTACTTCATTGGAGAGTGCTGTGGCAGCTTTACAGGCTGCCAAGGCCTTTTCTAAAGTTTCTGACGGTACTAATGTTGCAGAGTCTCCTTCTCATGACGGAACTCTTAAATTCAACAAAGGCTCTAATGTAAATATCACTGTCGGAACAGATGGAGTAACAATTAGCGCTACAGATACTAAATACACACAAGGTTCTGGTATCTCTATTGAAGGTACTACAATTAATCACTCTAATTCAGTAACTGCTGGCACAGCTAAAGGTGATAATAGTAAGACATTAGCATTTGGTGGAACGTTTACTATTCCTAGCATTACTTATGATGCACAAGGACACGTTACAGCTAAAGGAACCACTACAATGACTATGCCAGCTGCTCCTTCATTTACTAACTGGCAAGCTAAGAATGTTGTTGGCGCTTCTGCTACAGCTACAGCTAATGCAGCAACTACTAATGCTACTACATTCTTGAACTTAATTGAGAATGGTGCAGTAAGAAGCTCACATCAAATTACTGGTACTGGTAAAGTAACAGTTACAGCTGATGCTACTGGTAAAGTAACAATTAATGGTGCTGCAACCACGGCTGCTTCTGGTTCTGCTAATGGTACTATTGCAATTGACGGAACTAATGTTGCTGTTAAAGGATTAGGTTCTGCTGCATATACAGCATCATCTGCATATGCAACTGCTGCTCAAGGTACTAAGGCTGATAATGCTGTTCCAAATACTAGAACTGTAAACGGACATGCACTTAGTGCTAATGTTACTGTTACTAAAGCTGATGTAGGCTTAGGTAACGTAACAAATGAATCTAAGGCTACAATGTTTACAAGCCCAGCGTTTACTGGAACTCCTACAGCTCCTACTGCTGCTGGTGGAACTAATACTACTCAAATTGCAACTACTGCATTTGTAATTAACGAGATTGGAAGTAAGATTTCTGCTGCTCAAGCACTTAGATTCAAAGGAACTATTGGCACAGACGGTGATGTAACTGAACTTCCAGCTAATCACACAGTTGGAGATACTTACGTAGTTAAGGCTGCTGGTAACTTTGCGGGCGAAGGCTGTGAAGCAGGTGACATGATTATCTGTGTTAAATCTGGAACGACTGCTGCAAATGGTGACTGGTCAGTTATTCAGAGAAACTTAGACGGTGCTGTTACTGGCAAATCCCTAACTGCTAACGCAGTAATTTTAGGTAACGGTGGGTCTACTGTTAAAGCTCTAGCTACTGGTACTGCTGGATATGTACTAAAAGCTACTGCTAGTGGTCCTGCATGGCAAGCAGAGAAAGACACAGTTTATACTCACCCTGCTGGAGGTGCTCCTAGTAAAACTTCTGGATTCTATAAATTCAGTACAGATGCTACTAGTCACGTTGCTTCAGTAACTGCTGTTACTAAGGCTGATATTACTGCTTTGGGTATTCCAGGAGCTGATACTAATACTACTTATACATTTGCTAATGGTACAGCTGGTAGCTTTACTGTAACTCCTTCTGGAGGTTCTAAACAAACAGTTAGTATTGGTAAACCTGCTACTGCTGGTGCGGCTGATACTGCTGCTAAGTGGGCTACTGCTCGTACTATCACAGTTAGTGGTGGTGTAACTGGAAGTGTTTCTTTAGATGGTTCTGCTAGCGTTACACTAGCTACTACTCTAGCCAATCTGGCTTCTAATAAGGTAACTGCAATGACTGGTTATACCAAACCGTCAGATACAGGTGCAATTGCTGCTGGTGATTCACTTAATGCCGCTATTGGTAAACTAGAAGCTACATGGGATTGGGTTGAACTATAATATATGTACAAGAAGGAGGGAGTAGCATCCCTCCTTTATTTTATAATGATTAAAATTTAAGTGATATGGCAATTAATAAGAAATTAATTCACTTTAATAAGAAAACTACTTTTAACTCACAGAAGTTATCAGCCAATGCTTCTAATACTCAATATCAGGTAGGAGGTACTGGAACTGTTCAGACTGGAGCTCCTGACATTAACTATCAATCTATAGTTTATATTAAAGATTCTAAAGAAATTTGGACACACGGACAGTTCTATGCTACCGCTGTAACATGGAGTACCATTACAGGCAAACCTAGCTTTGCTACTGTAGCTACTTCAGGTAATTATAATGACTTGAGTAACAAGCCTACAATTCCTACTAAGTTACCTACTCCAAACGTATTAACCTTTACTGGTGCAGTAACAGGCACATGGGACGGTAGTTCAGCTAAAACTGTAAACATACCTTCTGGTTCTTCATACACATTACCGTTAGCATCGAACAGTACCCGTGGAGGTATCAAGTTATCAAGTAGCATACAGGGAGGAACTCCTAACGGAATTACTACAACTTCAGGCAGAACATATGCTGTTCAGGTTAATAGTAGTGAACAAGCAGTGGTAAATGTTCCTTGGACTGATACTACATACAGTTTACCAACTGCATCAGCTACTACACTTGGTGGTGTAAAAGTAGGAAGTGGTTTGGCAATTAGTAATGGTGTTCTATCTGCTACAGGTGGTGGAGAAGCCGACTCAGTTGCATGGGGCAATGTGACAGGTAAACCATCATGGATTGGTTCTTCTAAACCTTCTTATAGCTGGCCAGAAATCACAAGCAAGCCTACCTTAGTTAAACAAGTAGAACCTGGAACTCCCAGTACGGATTGGCAATCAGCGTATGTTCCATTAGATGTTACATACAGTGATACGTCTATTTCTCATAAAATCATTTCTTTACCTATGGCTTCTCCAGCAAGCGGTAATAGTCAAGGTCGTGCAGGTTTAATAACTGGTGTTGATAAGAAGAAACTTGATGACTTTACAGATACAAAGAACACAGCAGGTGCAACAAATTCTACTGATAGACTATACCTAATTGGAGCTACATCACAAGGAGCTAATCCACAAACTTACAGTAAGAATGGTGTTTACATAGAAGATGATGGAATTCTTATGTCTTTGCAAGGATTTGAAGGTGGTGCAATTACATCAACAGCAGCTATCTATGCAGCTAATGGATTCTTTGATACATCTGATGCTAGAGTAAAAACTAACGTAGTAGAAATTGATGCAAGTAAAGCTGATGCTGTTAGACTAGTAGAGTTTGATAGAACAGACAAAAAACATCATGGCTATGGAGTAATTGCTCAAGAGCTTGAGAAAGTATATCCAGAAATGGTGAACACTGATAGTGAAGGATTTAAATCAGTTAACTATAACGAACTTGCTATGGTTAAAATTAAATATCTAGAGGACAAAGTTGCAAGACTTGAAGCTCTAGTTGGAAGATTACTTGCAGAGTAATTATTATAATCTCCCATTCACAAGTTACGGAACTGGCATGTATGCTGGAACTGCTGCTAGTAACTTCAATGCTGTAAATACAGCTATTAACACAGTTACAGGCGGATGTCCTTCTTGTACAGCCCAATAACTTAAGATAACCCATAAAAGGGAGGCTACAATCTAAGTGGTCTCCCTTTTATTATTTAATTCAAATTTAATTATCGTATGAAAGTTAAAATTACACCAACTGGAGAAAGTGCTCAAGTAATGGAGTTTAATGTATCGTTACCATGTGGAGCAAATGCATCAATTGCTCCTGTGTCTACATTAACAGTTACACAGAGATGGGCAAAAGTCGTTAACGTTTCAACCACAGGAACGGAGTACGTACAAGTTACTAAATTTGATGTTATTCACAATATCCAATACACTGATTGTAAAGGAAATGTAAGAGTGTCTACAGAGTCTACATCTACAATTATGGAGACTGCTGCAACTAGTGAAACTATTACCACTTTGACACCAACAGTAACTAAAATTATAGATGTGATTATACCTAACGGAGTTAGTATTGTTAGTCAACAAGTACTTGATGAATTGCCTACTTCTCTTCCTGTTAAGGGACATTGTGCATATTCAGTATTTGATGTTAGAGTAACACCTGCTCCTGCACCAACAGCCGCAATTGCGTCAGTAGCTAAATCTAAATAACATGTTTGGACAACCATTCGGTAGTAACTACACGGATTTACAGAACCATTACATGCAACAATTACAAGCGATGCAACAAGCTCAACAAGCACAGCAGAAGACCCAACCTATTCTAGATGAAATAAACAGAGAGGTTGGGTCTCTGTCTTTAGATGAGCAGAAGGTTCTAGCACAGATGCCAGAATATCAAATGGCTAAGCAAACCTATGAAGCTGGCTTTATGTCGTTCTTAGGCACTAAGTTTAGTCAAGAGTTCGTGTCATCAGCAGATGGTAAAGTAGCAGCTGATAATCTATTAGCTACTATTAGAAAGAGTAAAGAGCACATTCATGCTCAATTAAAAGCTAAAGAAGATAAGGTTAACACACTATTAGAACTTGTGGAACAGGACCCAGAGATTAAGAAGAGATTAGACGAAGTTATGTTAAGTAAAAGTAAGTAATGAGCGATAAAGAAATTGTATTTCAAGCTATTAATAAGTATGCTAAAGACTTGGCGAGTAACCTATTTCATTTTAATAGCGTGGCAAGTCAAGCTGTTATCACATACGTAGTTAAGAATATGGAAGATAAATATGGTAAGTATTTAGACATATTCACAGACGTGCACGGCAATATTAATCTGGAATTGCTTGCCAATGCAGTTAAAGCAGAGATGAAAGAGAAGTCTGCTGATGGGTTTGTAGTTAACATTCTTAACAAGCCAGTAAGGTTTGGAGAGGACGACATTAATCAATTAGTAGAAATATTTAAGACATTTAAACAGAACAATTAATCCAAATTCGAGCCATGATTAATTTACGATTAGAGAGAACTTATAAGGGTGTGTCTTATACTATAGGGAAGCTGTACCTAAACGGTAAGTATTTCTGTGACACTCTTGAGGATACAGACAGAGGGTTGAAAGATACTATGCCTACAGAGGAAATTGAGAAGATTAAAGTATATGGTAAAACCGCTATACCTACTGGCACATATAAGGTTGATATGAATACAGTTAGTCCTAAGTTTAAGGATAGGACTTGGGCTAAACCATATAGTGGTAAATTACCTAGATTATTAGATGTTAAAGGTTACAGTGGAGTTCTTATTCACGTTGGCAATAAACCAGAAGATACATTGGGATGTCTTTTAGTTGGAGAGAATAAGGTTAAAGGGCAAGTTATTAATAGTACTGCTGCATTTAATAGACTTATGACTGAACTTAATAAGGACAAGAATATAGAAATAACTATTGAGTAATGAGCAACTTTGATAAATTATTTGGAAGAACTTATAGTACAGTAGGTAACTCTGATTCTGACTTTATTATTAAAACTAGAGGACAGGTTAAGGTACAATGGGGCAAGAAGTTCATTGATATTATAAAGGACGGTAAACTTAATGTTGATGCAGAGGTTATTAAAAAAGTCAAAACCATTTCCAATATTGTACAAGACGGAATCTATTTCATAGAGGATACTAGTAGTGTTATACTTAAGGTTGGTAATACATTAATAAATTTGTCTGCGGATACTGAGAGTTCATATGTGTCGTTTATAATAGACCAAAATACTACTGAAAAGCAGAGATTGACTGCGCAGTCTAATATAGGACTTAGATATAAGTCCATGTCTGATGCTACAAAAGCCGGAATCTTAAATGGTATAGTGTTTCTGGAGGATACTCAAAAGTGGTATATAGTAAATAATGGCACCTACTCAGTCTATGCTCAGGAAATACCAAATCCATATACTGAGCAGTTTAGAATATCCAAATCTGATTCTTCCACAGGAGCTTTGTACATAGAAGGAATAGGAATAAGTAATTCTATGGTAATTGGCACAACACAGAATGAAGGAGTGCTTTATAAAGATTCTAATACTTTTGTGATTGATAATTCTGATGCTATAGAATTTAGGGTTAATGGAGAGAACAAACTAAGGATTGGTGAGTATAATAATACTATTACATCAGATACCTCATTTAACGGAGTTTTAAGTTCTAACAAGCTTCAATCGATAGGAGCTTCTCCATCTAGTGGTTATAGGATTTACACCGAGGCAGGGGAGTCTTTTATAGAAACTGATAACCTATTAGTTAGAAATGGAATTAATAGTATTTCAACATCCTATTCAGAATTTGTTGAAATGTTAAATGATAAAAGTCTAACCCCATTTAGTACTTATATTATTAACGACTTCCAAAATGAATGGGAACTTACCATAGAGGAAGATACCATAACCGAAGATGTACAAGCGTCTGATGAAGATGGTAATAGGTTATGGCAAGATGAAGATGAAACCATACCAGTTATAGAAACGTATAAGAATGTTAGGCCATTGATAGTAACAGCTATCAGTTCCTCTGAAATATCGGGAGAAGTTACGTACCAAGACAATCCTTTATGGAAGCTATCCTATGACCCATATTATACCAACACTTTTCAAGTAATTACTTCCAACGGGGACATTAGTGAGGTGCGAGCCAAAGGGAGAATCACTAAATTAACAGATGAGAAAGGTAATTCCTGTAACTATGACTTTAAACATCTAAGATTTAAAATCACCGAAGACGGTGTAGATAAGTGGATTTATACATTTAGAAACGGAGAAGAGGATTTAAGTTTAACTGATACATGTAAGAATAATGTACTAACTGTTAATAATTACGAAATTAAATCTGAAACTGTGACTGTACGTGACAATGGTAATATTGTCACATTACAAGGAACTCTTTCTGATAATAACTTTGGAACTATTAATAGCAACTTTAACTTCTCCGGGACTGCTAATAAGTTGAATGTGTCCGGAACATTAGAGAACGTAACATTTAAAGAAGATTCTGCTGTAGATGAGGTAGCTATTAGAAGTCTTACTAACGTAACATTTAATGAATCGTTCTCAAGGACTACATTCCATTCAGATATAAACGATGTTGACTTTGATACTACTGTATACGCTCTACTTTATGATAATGAAAAGGTAAAAGATGTATATTACAACAATAATACAGTCTCTGTTATTTGTATTCCTGATATGTCAACTGCAACATCTGGAATACCTGCGGGCACAATAGTAATGTATAACGGGACATCTGGAATACCTGCGGGCTGGGCTATATGCGATGGTACTGAAGGTACTCCTAACTTGACTGGCAACTTCATTAAAGCCAGTGAAACTGCTGGTGAAACAGGGAAATTTATACCTGCAAGCTCCGGTAGTTCAACTGAAACTCCTATTACATATTACTCATTAGTGTTTATTATGAAATTGGCTTAATGGAGATAGCAATATTTAGTGATAGATTACTAATTTACGTTAAATTAAGAATAATTAGTCTTTAATTTTAAGGTATGGAAATTTATCACTAAATTTGCAAATAACTTTAAAAGGGAATAATATGGACATGAAATTAGAAGAATTAGGTTTTGACGATGAAGACCTGCTAGGTGAAGACGGTGTAGTGCAAACAGGAGACCCTGATGATGACATTAAACGTTGGATTGACAATGATACTCCAGTAGATTTAGACGAACCATTGGACAATCAAGAACCACCTAAAGAAGGTGACGGAGATACAGAACCTACAGAGGATGATTTAATCACAACTATGCTCAAAGCTAAAGGAATCAATCCAGAGGCTATTAAGTTCCAAAATGATAACGGAGAAGTAGAAGAAATTCCATTCTCTGAACTATCTAGGGAAGAGCAATTAGAGCTTTTAAACTATGATGATACAGATTATAATTATGGTTTAGAGCCCGAAGAGATTGACCTTATTAACGAGCTTAGAAGAAATAATTTAAGTGTAGATGACTATTTGGAATCTCATAGACGTCAAGCTATTCAGGATTACCTAGACCACCTAGAAGATGAACCAGAATATCAAGTAGATGGCATGACAGATGATGAACTATTTATTGCAGATTTAAAGGCAAATGTCCCAGAACTTACTGATGATGAAGCTTTAGAACAGTTAAATCTTGAGAAGCAAAACGAAGCTCTCTTTAATAAGAAGATGAGCGGAATGAGAGCTAGCTATCAGCAACGCGAAGAAGCAGCTATGCAGCAAGCTCAAGCAGAAGCAGAAGCTCAACAGAAAGAAATGTATGAAGCTTACGAAGACGAAATTTTACAAGCTATTCAAGATAACGAAACTATAGATTTGGGAGAGTCATCATTAACGCTATCAGAGGACGATATGAATGAAATTGCTTCCTTTATCTTAGATTCAGATGCTGCTGGAGTAAGATACTTAGCCAAAGCCATTAATGACCCACAAATGCTAGTGCAGATGTCGTGGTTTGCTCTTAAAGGACAAGAAGCTATACGTCAAATCTCCGAATATTATAAACATCAGATTACAGAGCAATCCAAAGCCAATTATAAGAAAGGTTATGAGGATGCTAAGGCTGGCAGAGCCTCTAATCCTGCTAAGACTGTAGTTAAAAGACCAGAGCAGCAAACTGGTCGTAAACCTAAAACAACATCTATTTACGATTTAGATTAAAATCCAAATAAATTATTATGATAGTAGCAAATTTCGTAACTAATCGCGCCACTATGGGCGACACTAGAACTTATGAAGACTTCTATAAGTTTCTAGGAACTAAACCAACTAGACTTGGTGTAGTATCAAGACTCTACCCAGAATTGACTGCTTCTTACCTAACAGAATCTTTGAGAAACATCTTCTACATGGATTCTAAATCAAATAACAAGTACAGAAGCATTGACTCAATGTACTTTGAATGGGAAGTTGAAACCAACTACATTAAGAGAGTTGAGTTTGCAGATGTACCAACTGAAACTGGAGAAAACGGAACTGAAATCGTAATGGCTTTCAAAGAGAACTATTACCAGAAGTACGACATCTTCAAGATTGACAAAACAATGCAGCAATGCTTTGTAACCCAGAGACCAGTTCGTAAAGCTGATAATTACTGGGAAGTAACTGTTAGACTTATTGACAACGACTACTCTAGTGTTCTTGACCTTAGCGGATGCCAAATTGGTGACACTACTCGTTTCCAATCTAACGCTATGCCAGAAGCACACGAAGAGGGATATGTTAAATATCAATCTAACATTGAAAGACACAGAGGTTATATTACTACTCACAGATGTGATGACAGTTATACAGCTCTGTATGCTGCACAAGAAGACGTTCTTATTAAAATAGGTGAAGGTAAAGGTAATGGTCAGATGTCTGAAACTATGTACCGCATGGATAAGACTCAATCTAACTTGCTGAAGAACTTCCTATATGTAAGAAACAACGGTTTGCTGTTCAACAAAACTAACGTTGACAAGAATGGTAAACCGACACTGTTCGACCCTGACACTGGTCGTCCTATCTACATTGGTGATGGTATCATCCCACAAGTAGAAAGATTTGCATCTAAATATGCATATAATAAGCTTACTGTGGAAGCATTCACTACTGCTATCGCTATGATGAATGAAAAGAGTGAGAATCCAACTGGTAACAAATATGTACTTATTTGCAATGAGAAAGCTTGGCAAGACGTACAAACTTGTCTATCAGAATGGCTTGCAAGATTCAAAACTTGCGGAACTTATCTGTGGTCTAAGAAAGCTAACGGCTATGTTGACGTTGGTGCTACATTCCAATCTTATGAAATCGGTGGTAACACAATTTCATTCAAGGTTGACCGTACATTCTCTCGTGAATGGGGTAGCGACAAGGGCTTCATGCTAATGTTAGACTTGACTGCTGACAAAGTAAGTGGAGAACCAGCTATTCAAATGTTCACTCTTAAAGGTGGTGACTTCATCTCTAATAAATATCCAGGTGTTGGTGGACTTGATGGTCTAAGCTCAGGTGTAGTTTCTAGCCCTGTAGCAGCTTCTAAACTAATCAACTGGGGTTATTCTGGTGTTGGTGTATTCTCACCATACAGAAGCTTTATTATGAAAGAAGTGTAATTAAATAAGTAGATATTGTGGGGAAGGCATAGACCTTCCTCACATTATTTTACAAGATAGTAATTTATATTAAGTAAATGATTGAAATAATATGGCTAATGAAACAGACAACATAATTGTCTTAAGAAGTGTATTCGGTAAAGTAGGACAAAAGTACTTCCTTAATCCAGTTAGAGACCCACAGACAGGTAGATATCCTGACTGTGTAAGACCAGTAGATAGTAAAGGTGATATGCTATTAAGAGGAGAAGAAGATAAAGGTAAATGCTTGATTGCAGAGAACCGTGTATTTATTATTGAAGACGGTAAAACATTTGACCTTAATGACCCTTGGCAAGCAGCTGAATGGTATTCTATTCAACACTGTCCTATGATTGCTATGTCTCGTGACCAACGTGACAAGAATGGCAATTTAGTGATTGACGGTGACTCTAAAAGATACGGAGGAGCTGAACTTTACGTTGAAAGACCTGGTTATGAAACTAATAAGCGTGTTAATAAGAGACGTCTTATCCATGATGCTGAAGAGTATATCATTAAAGACCCACAAGGTGCTGCTGGTAGACTTAAAATGGCTAAATTGCTTGGACGTAACATGCGTAATGCTCCTGATGCCGACGTAGAAGACTTCTTGATGAACATTGCGTCTAAGGACCCAGAGAAGATTATTAATCTATACACTGGTGATGACATTGCACTTAGACTTCTGTTTATTGATGCTAAAGACAAACGTGTAATATACGTTAAGAATAAAGTATATCTATATAGCGAGAATCAAATACCATTGGGCGCAAGTGATGATGCAGTTATTACTTGGATGAAGAGTCCACAGAATAGAAGAACTCTTGAACTAATTAAGAGGGACACATATCCGGAACTGTATGAACAACCAGAGCCTGATTTTACTAACAAAATAGAAGATGAAGAGACCAAGAAGTCATCTTCAACTGGTAAATATATTAAATAATGACTGCTAGACAGGTTTATGAAGGAACCGCTACTGAAGTAAATAAAGTACAGTCTATGACTCTATTATTAGAGGATTTTAACTACTTCTTTAATAAGGCTATATATCAGTATATTAATAAGAGATATAATATATATGATATTAACCAACAGACTACTGACGACATTAGGGTTCTAAAAGCTACAATAGCCCTTCCTGTAACACTTGCTACGTCCGCTTACGGAGACACAGAAGGTCTTGATTCACTATATGGTGCGACGTATGAAGTGGAATTACCTAGTGATTACTTACATTTACTTAATTGTGTATGTGATTTTGAACTAAAGAAGACTTTCAAATGTTATAACGCTGGCTCCAGAGTTCAAGTCGGAGCTAGCCGTTTAACATCTGACGCATGGTCTCAAATCATTCAGAATATCTATATGAGACCTAGCTATAAACGTCCTTATTTTTACATACACAATGTTGACATAAATACTAGCAATCCTACTAACCCGTATGATGCTGTTAATAATCCACATGGTACTGATATTAGTTCTGCTAAGACAGATACTGATACTAATGCTACAGATGTAGCTGGTGGATTGCCAAGAACAATTTCTATTGGTGGTAATGCTGTTACCACAGTAGAAAGAGAAGGACAGATTCGTTTCGGTAATCCTTCTACTGTTAGAATGGAGATACGGTACGGGAAGGACCACACTCTATTTGAGTTAAAAAAAGTATATGTGGACTACCTGAAAGCTCCACAAACTATACGATTAACACAAGAACAGATGGATATGACAGAAGACACATCCCAAATTATGGAATTTCCTGATTACGTGTGTCACGAGATTATTAATGAGCTGGTACATATAATCTTGGAGAACGAAGGTAATCCTAGATTACAAACACATATTCCAATATCAACGTCAGTTGCAAATCCAGCTCAGCAACAGACACAAACCAAATAATTATTTAAATTATGTTTAAGTGGACAAACACATTAATCGTAAATTCTAATTTAGATTCTAGTGGCAAACCAAAATGGTCAGCACAGGCTGAAGACACTGGTAGTGGAGTTGTAGGTAGCTTCGAATTTAAAAGAGTTAACAAATTCCTCAAACCAAACGTAGTAGCAATCTATAAGAAAGAAGCATCAGACCCAGTACTTGGTAAAGTTACTTTCACTATGAGCAATCAAGGTGTAGGTAATTATAGAGTTGCTCTTTACATCAGACTATCTGGAAGCCAGAACTCTTATTACTCAAATGACTTCGTATTCAAAGGTAGACCTTTGATGTATGAATTTGCAATTAAGAATGCAAGTGCTACAGCAGCAGATGTTGCTAAAGAAGCAGCTAGAGTAATTGAGAAGATTCAGACTATCTATGGAGACCACTGGATTAAAGCTAGTGCAAATGGTAACAACCTTGTTATTGAAGGAATGGATGAATATCAACTATTTACTAAAGCTGAAATTCAGAAATTCAATCCAGACTTGAACACTGCTTTAGTTGGTGGAGAGTTTGAAACGATTGCAACAGCACTTCCAGCTGACGACCCAGACTACGATGGACAAAACACTATTGTGAAATCTAAAGAAGGATTCGGTACTTACTGGATGATTCTTAAAGACCTAAGACTTCCGACTATGGAAGCTAGACGCTTTGCTGGTATTAACGAAGAAGAGCTTCCTGTTCCAGGAGCTAAGTATAATGAGTATATCATTAACTATTGCGTTAATAGAGGCATTATGGGCGGAGATGTTGTAGGAGAAGTTACAAGGTCACTTACGACTCATGTATTCTATGTTAAACAAGATTTGGCAGCTGATTTTGAAGCAGCTCTTGCTAAGATAGGTACTATCGGTCAAGAAGTTACTCCAGGTGAAACTGCACAACAAGCTCTAGAAGCTAGTAGTGCTAATGCAGCTGAAATTGCTAAATTGAAGACTGGCAAGGCTAACGCTGCTGATGTTTATACTAAAACAGAGGCAGATGCTAAATTTGAGCCAAAAGCGTAACAACTTAAAACAGTAATTGAAGGCGGGGGCGTCATACGCCTTCGCCTTTATTTATTATAATCATATGGGATATTACGAGAAATTATCGTCAGCCATATATAATGACATAATGAGTGGTCTTAGAGGTTATAGCTCCACTCCAACAATGTCATTAGAACAGTTAGAGGATGATTGCGTTGATGAAAGACTTCAAATTATTAAGGAATATTTTATTAAAGGATTAGTTCCTAAGAAGGACTTACTGATGACTATACCTTGTATAGAAGTTGACTGCAAGAATATTGAAAGGTGTAGATGTAATGCTAGTCCCTGTGACACATTAACTGCTCATTTTGAAATTCCACAACTTCTTACAGAGTTTGGAGAAGACGGTATAGAATATATAGGAGCTACTGATATGAGTAATCCATTTATATATTATACTAATCCTATCGTAATGAAGTATCATAAATATAGAGTAAGAGGAAAGAATAAACCATACGTGTGGATTGATATAACTCCTAACGAGAACAATATGTACGATTGCTTTGTATTTAATGCTCCATTATTAAAGAAAGTAACAGTAGTGGCAATATTAAAAGACCCTAGACAATTAGATTGGTTCGGATGCTGTGCCCCTGTTGATATTAATAATATGACATTCATCGATGCTGAAATTAAGAAGAGACTAACTGAAAAGAAGATTCGTTATTATAGGCAGCTCGCAGCTCCTGTTTTACCTAATGACCAAGTACCTAAATAATGGAGAATTTTAATTCAGCTTATTATCAAATGAATCTGCTCTATGGAACAGAATTGTCTCCTGAAGAGTTCGAAGAAATTGGACTGATTGCCTGGCATAAGATAGGTAACAGGAGAACTAGATTATACAGGTATGTTACTGATATTCAATGCCCTGACAACACAGTGGATTTACCTTGCAACTGTGACATAATTGAAGCAGTCACTTATGGCTTTGAAGAGTGGAATTATGTTACGAATGACACAGTAAACGGAGATTACTCTTCACAGTTTACTGAAAACTATATAGAATCAAGAAAGCTTTATAGTGACCCTCTCTATATAAGTGGCAAGTATGCCAAATTTGAAAGAGTGGGGGATACTTTGTACTTTGAGAAGAATTATGGACAGGTAAACATTCTCTATAAGGGCATTCTGGTAGATGAGGACGGATTACCTGAAATCAATTATAAAGAGAAAGACGCCATTGCATGTTACTGTGCTTGCACTAAGAGATTTAAAGAAGGCTGGAAGAATCACAACCAGAATATGTTACAGGAAGCACAATTATTGGAACAAAGATGGCTGAAACTATGTGACGCAGCCAGAGTTTCAATTCATTTAAGTCAAAATGACATGAATGAAATCTTAGATGCTAAAACTAGTTGGAATAGAAAGATATTTAATAAGTCGTACAAACCCCTACGTTAATATGAATTATGCTTTAGGATATGCCTTTAACATCCATGACATGTTTGCTGGTTTTGATACCAGCAGACTTGACTTGGACAGTAAGACATGTGAGGAATTAATAGGTAATAGACATAAAGAAGTAATTGCTAAGCAAGTGTTTAAATACGCAGTTAAGCTAGTAATTGATGATATTATACATAGAAACAATAGATTTGAGCTTCCAACTTTAGGAAGAAATGCCTGGTTATACATGAAGAGAGTTTCTGGTAATGAGTTTACCGAAGCTAGACGATTTGGTAAGTGGAAAGATGTAGACTTTCTAGCTTCTGATTTCTGCGGATATAGAATGGTATTAACTTACAAGAATCAAGAGATACAAAGGGAGAAGATGGCTTATCTAGACCCTGTTAATAAGAACGTAATCACAGAGAATACTAACAATGGAATGCAATACTACTAAGAAGTTTACTGATTATACAGACGAAATAATGAAGGAATTTCCATATCTTAGTAAGCATGACATAGAAATTATTGTTAGATATGGCTGGAGACAAATATACTTCTTAAATCAAAGAGGAGGAGATACAATCCTTAATAGCCATAAATATAAATATTGGTTATATATAGGGGAGTTAACTAAGAATCCTATTAAGCATTTTAGATATTACAGGAGAAAGATGCAGAACAAGTTGAGAGTGATGTATACTAGAAAGAAGATTCAATGGGACGGGTACTACTATGTAGCCTTAACCAATGAAGAATACGAAGAACTACTAGAATCTTTTAATAAGAAAGGCAGGAAGAGGAAATATTATACTTTCAATAATAAGAAGGTATTTAAGATTCTAGACGAATGTAAACTATCATTCTCTGGCAGTCCTTGTATTATAAAATTCAAAGGACTTGTAGATTTAGGATTCTCCTATAAGAAAGAAGTACTTAAGTGTGAGTATCCAGAGATAGCGTTCACAAGAGATAGAAATGCTAAGTTTGAAGACATCTTAGTAAGTAACGACAATTATGAATATTTATAACAATGAAACAAGAAGCAACAAATACCTTTGGAGAAGGAATAATAATGGACCTAAATCCATTAACCACTCCTAACAATGTACTTACAAGTGCTCTGAATGCTACTATGATTACTTATAATGGTAATGAATTTGTGCTTCAGAATGATATGGGTAATGGTAGAGTTGAAACTGCCTATTTACCTTCAGGCTATGTTCCTATAGGTATAACCGAATTTGGAGGAATAATTTATATAGTGTCCTATAATCCAATAACAGACAGGAGTCAAATAGGATGCTTCCCGTCTCCTGAAAGAAACATAAGTACAGATGAATTAGGTACAACTCAAAAAGTTCTATCTAAAGCCGACTTTGTGCAAGGAGACATGCTTAAATCTATGTATGTCAAATTAGAATTAATGGGAGAGGATGTTAAAATACGTCCTGGAGACAAATTTATTATATCGGCAACTAACGTAGAGGCTAATGGGGACATACTATCTGATTACGCTGGGGAAAGCAGTTACTATTTAAAAGACCGTAAGATTGTCAGACTACATTTAGCAGTGGTGACCGACAATGGCAAACTCACATACATAGAGAGAAACTTGGATAGCTGGAAAGATGGATATTGGGTAAAAGACAATAACACTATATCAGCTGGAGGTAAAGTAGATATAGATGCGTATAGGAAATTAATAGACGATTATATTTACAATGTATTCTCCGAGAAGTCGTCAGGAAAGCTAGTACTAGTAGCTGAACTTGAAGCTATTCAATCATTTAGTACATCTGTCAGCCCAATAACATCTGATGATGAAAATGCTTATAAACTGCTAATTCACAGCAATTGGGATGAAGATACTTCCGAGCCTACAGTTGCTTTAGACGGCATAAAATATGAAGTTACTGTTGACTCCGAGCCTACAGTTGCTAAATGGTTTCAAATACAGAGTAAAATGGCTAAGGAGTTCTCCATAGTCAAGTTTCAAAATATGTACAATCCAGAGGGTGAGCGCTATAAATACTTAAGGTATAAAATTACTCCATTTATGAGTTATGGTGAATTGAATTACTTACAGAGGAGTGGAGTTATAAATCTAGAGCTGTTAGGAACTGGTGAAATACAGTTATCAGAATGGAGGTATTATATAAACAACAATGACATGCTAATCTCATGGGGATTAGATGCTTATCCTAGAGAAGGAGAACTTATTAAAACAGTTACTTTTAAATTTGCGCCATATAACATAGTGTCTTCTGATGATATAGTAGAATATACATGTACATCCAGAAATAGTTACAACGGTCATTTTACAGAAGCTATACCATTCGACCAGGAGTTCGTCAAGATTGCTAACAACAAAACTTTAAAGAAGAATACTTTATATATAGTTCAAATTAAGGCCTACGTATATGGTGCAGATGGGACTCCCATACCAGCCAACGATATGGTTACATATAGAGCAGTTTATACAGCATCAGTATTTAATAAGGAATATTTGGATACTACCATATTAGATTTCAAGGACCAGTCACCGACATTAACTTTGAAGGTTGGCACATCTATAAAAACTTCAGTTAGCGTTGAACCCACCAGAGCTATAAGTTCTTATAAGACTTTAAACCAGCCAGCTGATTTAGAATTAGATAAAACATATAGAATGTATTCGGCTATAGGTCAATATACAACTACTAACGGTGATGTGGTTTTCTCTGAGAAATTTGATGAAGACTATGAGTTCTTTGACAATGTACCTTCATTTAATTCTTTCGTCCAAAGTGTTTCTAAAGGAACCATAGATAATCCAGGATATCAATTAATAACTACTTCAGACTACCCAGAGGATGAATTTGTAAATAGTGTAGCTCCTAAAACTAAAGACTCGTTCAGTAGTACCGTGAAGTTTGAATTAAGTGAAATAATAAATAATCCGGATGTCATTAGTAATCAGTCTAAAATAACTAAGCTAGGTAACTCAGGATTTAAATTTGAAACAGTAACATTCAGAGAATTGAATGCATCTAACAAGGAGAAGAGATTTAAGATAGGTAAAGGATACAAACCTTACTTTGATTTGTACAACATGAAAAGCAACAACATCCAAAACTCTTTCTCTATTAGAATTAACCCCAGTTTTACTTCTCATCCATTCTATGTTGGAAACGCTATAGCGTATATGGTTGGAAACAATGACGGTAGTAACGGGCGTTATCAAGGAGGAACAATTACTAACTCTCCTAATGGTGCAGGGATTAGGTCTGAATACAACGAAACTCTATATAGCAAGAAAGATGGAGGTGGGGGCGGTAATCCGATGGATGCAGGCTCTGGATTATATTCAAATATTATGAGTTTAATAAACTCAGCATTTGGTAATTACCCAAATGCAGTATGGTGGAGATATTTTAGGGGTAATAAGTATAGAAGTTGGGAATGTGTTGGTATAGACTCTGCTAATTCAGGATTTATTGATTGGAATTGGTTTGGAGGAGCTGTAGAATATATCTCAGAAGGTAAAATTGGAGGTAATTTATATAGTTTCGACCGCTACGGAGGAGAAGAAAAGGACGGAGGAAAGAGATGGAGGTATAATAGGTTTTGTTCATTACTATGGAAGACTGACAGTGATAAATATGCTACCTTAAATGCCATTATGGCTATGCATAATACCAATGATAGAAATAATCTTGACTGGTATGGGTTTGGACAATGCGAGTATGGTCAAGTTAAAAACGGCCCTTTAAAATCTCTAGCAGAAACCATAGTGACTTTCACCTCTCAAATATATGTGTTGAAGGATTTAAATATAACTGAGGCTAGATTACTTCCAAATCAACTGTATTACCCCAACGCATTTAATACTGTATATAACTACACCCTTAACTGTGCTAAGACTATGACCAATACCCCTCAAATTAAGAATGGATTTGGTGCGGAACAGGGAATATCTATAATTAAACAATATTTCAATGACACTCTGGAAGAAGACACTATTAGTGCAAACCTAACACTAAAGGTTAAGTATGAGGGTGAATACATAACTAGCGGAGACACTATTGTATATAATCATAGCGATTCTATAGCTATAAGTCCTAACTTCTCTGACAGGCTTGAAGAGTATAGAAGACTGTCTTCTATGGAGAACCTAGACATGACTGCTGTATACATTGATGGAGAATTACAATTCATAGACCAAATCGCGGATGATATATATTGGCATCCTAGAACAGAGGATGACGGAATAGAGGTGTTATCAGATTTAAGCAACATAGTAATATACGACAAGTCCTATATTTACAACAACGAGGACAGTATTAAAGAAACCATAGATACTAGTAACAAAGTACCTGCACAAAACTTAAGGGATATGTTTGTATATAAGAATGGAGAATTACTTATAAAAACAGCTAACTTAGGTACTAAAACGTCCGGTGCTAAATTGAAATGTAAAGATGATGAATACAATGCGGATATTAGTAATATATATAATATTCAAATAGACAGACATGCTAAATATGTTAACAACTAATTATCCCCTATTTGAAGATGGATTAGACTCATATACTTACGATTTGCAACTGCAACCAATGCAATTCTCATTATATTTAAAGCAATTGAGTAATAAAGGCAACCTAGTGTATGAGTATAATCCTTTCAGAAATTACAGGCTAACTAAAGAGGAGACTATAATAGAGAACGGACAGCCCGTTATATACAAATCAGGGTCGTTGGTTGATTTTGATACTGATGCTTCGGATTTGGGATTTGACCTAAATCATCCAGTAATGATTACTCCTCAATATTCTTATGATGGGTCAGTCAATCTTATTTTAAATGATGGGAATAACATCCCTAGACTGATTAACTCCAGATTTACTTCTGTGGGCAAGAATAGATATGAGATAATAGATAGAGCTGGAAGCAACGATACTAATATATATAATCAGGGTGACCAGTTTGACATAGATACATCACTATATAAAAGAATTATCAAGATTCCTAACGTAGAGTTCTATGGAGTTTTGGACGGAGGAAACCTTAAAATAGGCAATTATACATTCTATTTTAAATATGCAGACGCAGATGGTAATGAGACTGATTTTGTAGCAGAATCAGGAATGGTAGCGGTGTTTATAGGTAATAGCAAACAAACCATAAGGTCAGGGTCCAGGGATGAAATTTCATACAAGTCAGTTCAGTTCAATCTTAGTAATATTGATTCTGCATACAACTACGTTACCGTATATTATACCAGGAGCACTTCCTCTTATGGAGAGCCTGCGGTTACTACAGCTCATAAATTGGATAGAACGTATCTTGTAAATAACGCTGGTAATTGCAATATAATAATCAATGGGTTTGAAACTGTTATAGACCTTGCGCTGTCTGACATAAATGTACAATATAACATAGCAAAAGCTGTTGAAGCGCAAACTGCTTGTCAAAATATGTTATTCTTAGGGAATGTTCATAAGCCAGACATTCCGTATTCAGAATTGTCAGATTTAGCGTTAAGATTCTGCCCAAAAGAACATGCGACTGTTAATCCAGAAGGCTGGGATTATAGGGACCCAATCACTATTTATAAATATACTGGTTACTGGGACGAAGAGATATATAGAACTGGTATAGTGTTTATATTACCTGACAACTCATTATCACCAGTGTTTAATACAAGAGGAATTACTAGTACCTCTCTGGAACCTACAGACTTCTTGTTATATAAAGGAGAAGAAAGGGTTTATATATCTGTTAATGAATCTGACTATTCTTTAACTGGAGAAACTTCAGAAGGAGCTGTAACATCTAGCATAGAAAATGCTAAAGGCGTGTTTCAAATAAACTCTAACCATACAGCCAATAATGACTATACTATATTTGGAATAGATTTCGTTGTAACACAAGAGGTATTATCTGAAATTGCTAAATACGCTAAAGGATTCTTCTTTGTAAGGCAGAAGAGAATACCTCTTGTGTTATGCCAGGCATTAACAGTGGGCTTAGATAGAGAAGCTAAAATACCAGTGATTCCAGTTGGTCAAGGGTCTAATAACGAGATTAAATTTATTGCCGAAAGATTCTTTAACGATGATAGAGTGCTGACTCAATCCTTTGATGATAGGTTGTACTATTTAAGTCCAAATCAAGTCGATATGCGAGCGGCAATATGTCCAGAATATGATTTAAATGCTCCTTATCTGAATCAATTGTTTACTGGTGGAGAATTTAAAATTAGAGAGTCTTCGTTCAGCCCAAGTAACAAGTATTTTACAAGAAGTTATAGGAATTTATATGTTCCTACTTATAAGTCTAGAGAGATAGAGAACTCTTATGTTACGACCAAAATTATAGGCGTAAGTGATAATGTTCCTCTAGTTGCAACTAGTGATTATCAATACAGAGGTAGAGTAGGGGAAGCAGAAGAAGCCTGGAGATTTAGGTATCTGAATAGAGAGAATAAAATAGCTGAAGCTAATAACCTAGTCAGGGGTTCGTTTGGACCCTACATAGGCATTGAAGGATATAACGATTACATGACTATAATAGACATCATGGTACCTGGCTATGAGTATGGGTATGAAACCAAATACTTCTCTATTAGGTACGAAGACAATTCCCCATTTTATGCTATCTCAAATAGGTTTGATATTAATGACCTATCTATTGTAAATGGAAGGCTAAGTAAGGGAGCTGAAGTAATAACCTTATATAGGGGAGATTGCTATATCTGTGAATTTACCCACAGAGTTAATAGAAATTTCCAAGACCCAGATGCTCCTACCAACGACGTCATAGTAGATGAAAATACGTGGAAGGATAATTACAGTCATGAAGATACTGAGAAGAACAAGGAAATTAATAGAGGTGATGTGAATGCTGTGGAAATGGGAATGTGGGTTACGTTTAAAGTTAGGTCTAACTTTAATTTAAATTTAAGAGACTTAGACGCCTCATATCCAACTGAGGAAGGTTTGACTGGACATAAAAGGGGATTTTACCCATTATTAGACATGAGTACTGATGGCTCTTCTAAGATACCAGAGTCCTTAACATATAATAACGGATTTAAGAACACACTAGGGGAGAGATTTAATTTTGAGACCCCCGATGTTCCATATATAAAGAATGAATTTGGAACTAGAATTATGTATTCAGACATCTATGTTAATGATGCATTCAAGAACGGATTTAGGGTGTTTCAATTAACGCATTACAGAGATTATCCCAGAATGTACGGCTCTATCATCAAAATGGTTGAGTTATTCGGCAATATTCTTTGTATATTTGAACATGGCATAGCTTTAATTCCAGTTAATGAACGTGCCGTAGCAGGTGAAGGTTCGGGTGGAAATGTCTTCATTAACACCTCTAATGTACTCCCAGAGAATCCAAAGATGCTGTCGGATACCTATGGTACTCAGTGGCCGGAAAGTGTCGTACAGACCCCGTATTTCGTTTATGGAGTGGATACAGTTGGAAAGAAGATTTGGAGAACTAATGGAGACCAGTTCGAGATTATATCTGATTTTAAGATACAGGAGTTCTTAAATGAGAATATTACACTAAGTGAAAGAGAACTTACCCCGGTAATAGGTGTTAGAAACGTTAAAAGTCATTACAATGCATTCAAACAAGATGTTATGTTCACTTTCTATGATAATTTATATGGATTTGAAGAGAAGGCTTGGAACATCTGTTATAATGAGGTCATGCAGAAGTTTGTAACATTTTACTCTTGGATTCCTTCCTATTCAGCTAACATTGACAATATGTATTTTAGTTTTGATAGGAACACCTCTAAATGGATAAGCAAATTAGGCACATCTAATTCTAACTCAGTAATAGCTGACGGAATCTCTTTGAGTGATAATGTAATAAAAGAAGGAAGTACATTAGTAGGAGCTTTGTCGTTGTCTAATAGAAACCTCCCTATTGAAACTGAACAAGTTACAATAAGTGTATCTTTTGAACTGCAACATGACAACTTTGATAATTACAAGCTATTCGATATTAAAGACGGAAATCTGTTATTTACAGGTGATTATAATTCTATCAAGGCAAATATGTTCCTAATGAGTAATGGAGAAATAGCTAAGGATGAATTGGGAAGGAGAATAAGAATACCGCAAACAGATTCGGCTTATAATGACAAGTTAGTATTACTATTGAACATAAAATGTAAAATAGGGTTAGAGTATGAAGGTGCTGCTGATAATGAAATTAAACAATATGTAGCAGGATGGAAGAATACCACTTTTGTAGACGCAGGGTATTACGAATCCACTGTGGCAGTCATACCTGAATATAACTTGCAATTCTTATCCACAGACTTCTGGAAACATGGTCAGTCTGGAATTATTGATATACAAGACTCAATTCATCCATGTTATTGGTATGGTAAACAGCATCCATTTGAGTATGAATTTGTAGTAGTTGATAACCCAGCTACACATAAGATATTCGAGAATTTACAAATTGTAAGTAACAAGGCTGTTCCGGACTCATTCCATTATGAAGTAGTAGGTGAGAGCTATGAGTTCCATGAGGACAAGAAGAACATGTATATAAGACAAGAAGCTACTAAGGACTTCTATCAATATAATGGTTCTGATATACTGTACAACAGGAATTTCTTAGACCTAAGGGGTAAGCAAAGAGACATTCTTAGAAACTGGAAACCTACGGGACAGAAAGTGAAATCTACAATGTTCCCATTATACTATGCTAGAGTAGATACATTTAATGAGATTGAGGATTACTACAAAGGTAAGACTGCTCCTAATAAGGATTATGTTAATCTATCAGGTTCTGAAATAGTTTATAATGAGAAGCTAGATGAGTTTAGAGTCTGGACTCATGCTAAGGCTGCTGATATTAAAGACCCAAGAATTGGAAGATTAAGAGGAAATATGAATTATCAAGGAGATGTTTGGAATATTCAAATTAATCCTATTATCTTTGTACAGCGAAACGAGCCAGCATGGAATACAGCAAAACTTACTAAGGAAACTATAGATAAGGTTCCTATCTCTGTAGGTAATTCTCCTATACCAAACGACTTAAAAGGATTTGATATAACTTCAGAAACTCCTGTGGAAGACTATATGCCTCAAGATTTAATAGACTTAGGATATGGACCTGAAGATATAGACACATCTGATTGGTGGAGTGGTAGGAAGGAAGCAAGACTTAGAGACAAATACATCAAGATTAGAGTAAGATATACTGGCGAAGAGTTAGCAATAATAACAGCATTAAAGACATTATATACAATAAGTTATGCGTAAAATTATGAAATTCCAATGGGGAAATTCGCTATTAAGACAAGGTATGGGGAGTATAACTCCCCTACAGTCTAGTAGCGACCTCTATACAGCAATGACTGGATTACAATCCGCTAACTTCGATAAATTCTCTCCCGCCAATAATCCTTTATTACAAGCTGGTGCGGCTAGTGGTGACATGGCTTCTAAGGCATTACTAATGAATGCTAATACTAATAAAGCTGTCAATGGATTATCTAAATCAGCTGCTAATATGGCGACTGGAACTGCTGGAAGTACTGTTAAACCTGGTGGAGGGCTGTTTAGTAAAGCAAATATCGGTAACACCATGTCTAAGGCAGGAGGCTATGCTGATATGATTGACAGTTTTATTCCGAAGAAGGAGCAATCAGCACTTACTACTGGCTTAAATCAGGGATATGATGCAGCAGCTAATATGATTTCTAGTGTACCTGGAGTAGGAACTATCGTTGGAGGGGCAATGAAGATTGGTGGTATGTTGTCAGATGGACTTACAGCTTTAGGAGTAGGAACCGACCAAATGACTACTACTGATAAGATTCTTGATAGTAAATTTATGAAGTTAACTCCAATGGGGTTAGTAAATGCTTTCGGAGCTAAGAAGGCTGATACTATTTATAAAGATAACGAAACCTGGGAACAGCAAGGTTCAGCTTATGGAGGTTCGATGGCTAAGGTAGATGATGCTCTCACCAAAAGTGGTAAGAAGTACGGAGCCTTCAGTGGTAAGGCTAGACGTAAAGCTAATGCACAAATAGCAGAAGCTAAACGGCAGCAGAATTTGGTATCTGATATTAATCAAGAAGCACAAGATGCATTTGCAGCTTCTAATTATAGTGGAATTGGTCTTAGAAACGAACTAGCACTTAGTGGAGGTTATAGAAATATGGCAGTTGGTAGAAACGGAATGAAGATACTAGATGCTGAATCACAATGGGCTAGAGAAGTTCTTAATAAAGCTAAGATTAGACCTAAAGAGAAGTTAGAAGAGCAACCACCAAAATTTGCAGAGGGAGGTAAAGTTAATGTAATCCCAGACGGAGCATTACACGCACACAAGCATCATTTGGAGGATATTAGTCCAGAGTATGAACAAGTAACTAGTAAAGGAATACCTGTAGTAACGGAAGAGGAAGGTGGTAAATTGAAGCAACATGCTGAAATTGAGCGTAATGAAATCATCTTCAGGTTAGAAGTCACTAAGAAACTAGAAGAACTTATGAAGGACGGAAGCGATGACGCGGCTATAGAAGCTGGCAAATTACTTGCACATGAAATTATTAATAACACTGTTGACAATACAGGTCTAATGGAGGTAGTAGAATGAGAATAGAAATTGGCGATAAGAAGTATAATGTAGAGGTAGCTCAAACAGATGAGGAGAAGACCAAAGGATTGCAAGGCAAGAAAGAGCTTGCTGAAGATGAAGGTATGCTGTTCATATATGATGAACCTCAAACAGTTGGTTTCTGGATGCAAGATACTGACATTCCACTTGATATAATATTTATTGACGAAGATTTTGAAGTAATATCAGTTTATAAGGGACAACCGCACGATGAAACTATTGCTGAAGAAGACGATGTGCAGTTTGTATTAGAAGTAAATCAAGGTTCTGGAATTAAGGAAGGAGATGAGCTTGACATAGATGACGATGATGAAGTACCAACTATGAAGGTTATAGCTCCCGATGGTTCCACTCAAATGGAATTAAATGGAGGAGAGAGAATCTTTAGTAGAAAGAATACTAAAACTCTTATTCGTATGGCTAAGAGAGCAGATAAATCTAAGGCAGATAGAGATTATAAGGCACTCGGGAAGAAGATGTTTACCTATTTAAAACAGCAAGATGAACGTGAGCCTGAATATGTAGAAACAAAAGATTAATTTGGTAATATCGTTAAGTATAACTAACTTTGTGGGAAAGTTAATGTTTAACGTTAAATAGTAATTAACATGAAAATTCAATCTAAAATTTCACGATTTCAACAGGGTGGTGCAGCTCCTGTACCACAAGACCCCACAGCAGGAGGCGCACCTGCTGAAGGAGCACCAATGGAAGGCGGAGCACCGGAAGGAGCACAAGCAGGTAATCCTATGGAACAGATTCTTCAAGTGGCAGCACAGGCAGTGCAAACAGGTAACTGCGAAGCAGCTCTAGCTGTATGTCAGACTCTTATGTCGGCAGCACAGGGAGGTATGGGACCTGGAGAAGCTCCTCAAGAGGAACCAACCTTTGCAAGAAATGGTTCTAAACTTAGAAGAGTTAGATAATCATTTAACAAGTTAGAAAGGGGCATATATCAAACAGTATATGTCCCTTTCTTAGTTTATAATACGATATGTCACAAGCAATAAGAAAGTATCAAACTGGTGGCAAGTCCTCACAAGAACCAGAGCTGTTTGAGTGGAAAGATGTTAACAAATATAACAAATCAGATTTAGTATCTGGCTTATATAGAAACATTGACACCTATATACAGAATAACGGACTAAAAGGGGACAAAGCTGACCAATTCAGAAAGGCTGCTGGTCAATTCATAGAGGGTCTTAAGTCCGGGACTGTGACTATGAATGGAGACGGAACCTTTACAGATGCTTCTGGGCAAATGAGTAGTACTGGTAAATATGACAAGAAATTTCTAGGATTAGGTACTAAGAATACAGAGAATAATGCATTCAACAGAGTTGGTGATTATGCATTAAGCTATATTAAAGGTATGAGTCCTTATAAGGCACAGGTTGAAGAGAAACCTCAAACTAAGGCAGCTCCAATTTCATTTAAACAAAGACTAGCTAATATAGCTATGGGAGGAAACTGGGATGATAGTCTATGGAGGAAGTTTAATTCACAAGACCGCTTAGGATTCCTAAGACAAGCAATACAATCTAGTCATAATGATTTCATTAATAATCCAGAAGCAGAATATAACAAAGATGTATTCGGAACTAGAGAGAATTGGATAGAGAGGAGCTCTAATCTATTAAAAGCTCTAGAAGATAATAAATATGACCCTGAAGACCTAAAATTCTCTGCCGCTATGGGCTATGGGGATTTAGGTACTTATCTAAATGATAAAGTCTCTAAAGGAGGTAGTGATGTAAACTTGATAGATGCTTACAGGGAGTCCTTAATAGCAGATGCCAAAAGTAAAGGAATATTAGGAGACGAAGCAATTAACGCCTATGTAGAGAAAGGTCTAAGAGACCAAGCTAATAAGGAGAAAGAAATAATAGATACTAATAAGGCTGAACTGAAGACTGAAGCTACTAAGAAATACTTTGAGGATTATAGAAAGAATAATCCGTTTAAATCTTCCATGTCAGGACATTTCGGCAATGTTAATCCTAATTACAATATTGGCAATTTACTGGATTACTTGAAAGGTCAACCAGATATGGCAAATTATTTTACCAATGTATTAGGAAGAACCTCATTTAGACCAGACAACGGACAGCATATAGTTAATAATATGGATGCTGCCTTGAGTGTCATGAGGTCACAGTTCCCAGACATAGGCGATGGCTTTGTAGCAGTGCCCACTACATATGATTTCAATAATTATACTAGTATAGCATATAATCCTGAAACTAAACAGTACAAGGAAGTATCTATGCTAGATATACCTGCGTTGCAACAGATAGCCTATGCTCATTATGAGAATCCTACTGATAGTTCAAAACCTAGAGTTGCTCCTAAAGTACCAAAGCGGGGAGGTTCGTATTTCCAACAGGGAGGAAGTATAGGATTTAATAGGGAAGCTGCTAACGCTGAAATACTTAAAGCTATTAAGGAGAGAGACGCTAAACGTCAAGCTGACAAGGAAGCTAAAGTAGAACAATCTGTAGCATCTGGTAAATCTCCACAACAAGCTGTCAATGATAGTAGGAAGCCAGCAGATACTGGATTCACTGCTTCTGATTATGCAAGGCTTGGGGCTATAGGTGCTGATTTAATATCCATGATACCTGGAGCTGGGGTAGTAGGTTATGCTGGAACACTAGCCAATTTTGGAGCTGATTGGGGCCAAGATGGTCTTGACTGGGGAGATGCAGGACGTTTAGCTATGAATTTAGGTTTAGATACAGTTGGATTAATTCCCGGACTAGGCGCAGCGGCTAAAGGCAGTAAGGTAGTCAAAAATCTCATAAAATGGACTCCAAGACTATTATCGGCAGCAGCTGCAATAAACTATACAGGCCCTGGTATAGAATCGGCTAGAAAGCTAGCCACTAACCCAAAAGACCTTTCTGTAGATGATTATAGAAACTTAGCTGAATTAATAAAAGTTGTAGTTGGGGGTGGTAAAGGAGTTAAACGCCAAATACAATCTAGACAACTTAGAAATGCCGCTGCTACTGGAAATCATGTAATAACTAGCGCTACTGGTAAAGAATACACTGTTACCGGAGCACAGTTGGACGAGATAGCTAGTCATGGTAAACTCAAAGACCAACAGGCGGCTTTCCAGAAAATTACTAAGAGTGATGATAGATTAGGTCGTCAGGTTAATTTCTCATGGCACAATCCGTTTATAACCAGTTTGCCCAATTCTGTAGTAAGACCAGAATATAACTTCAACAAAACTAAAATAGTTAGTACTACTAAAGGTGATATTGAAGTGCCTCTAGTCTATTCAAATTCAGAGAAAGGAATAGTTAAAAGAATGCAAACTGGAGTTATATCTATTCCTGGCCTTGATAAGCCAGCTCAATGGTACAACTCTTTCAAATACAGAAATCTTAATAAAGGTCAAGCTAAGCCTTCAGAGCTGTTAGCATTACCTGCCCCTAATCAAGTAACTCCGTCTAACAGGGTATTTCACATGGGAGATGGTAAGTCAAGACAAGTTGTAGACATTACTGACCCAAACAAGCTGGCACAAACTAGAGCCACAGGAGATAGAAACAGACGTAATGAAGCTATTAGGAATGAAAGACTTAATAAGCAGGCTGAAGCTAGAGAAGCTCAAAAAGCTAGAAATGAAGCTTTGACTGCATGGGCTACTAATCAACCTTCACCTAAACAGCCATTAGCTGGAGCAGCTAGAGCTAATAAGGAAAGGACTTACAGAGAAGTATTCCAACCAGTAGCTGAACGTGAGTACAATAAAGTATGGGATGAAGCTGTTATGAACAGAAAGGATTTTGGATATGAGGATATGACTCCTAGAAGAAACATATATGCTCCACCAACTCCAACTGAGATATTTGTAACACCGTCTGCTCCTATTAAGGATAAGAATGCCAGATACTTATGGGAATTAGTTAATCCGCCCAAACGTAGTACTGCTCATGTTAAAAGAGAACTTCCTAAGAAGCAATCTAAACCTAAGACTAAGAAGAAGTCTAAAGATGATAGAGTTACTAAGAAAGCTAACGGAGGAGTGTTAATTCCTAAATATCAAGGAGGTAAAGCTATACGTAATGTACAATCTGCTAATGATTTGAATTGGAACACGGACGTCTTAGGAAGTGCTGGTTACAACGACACATTAGGCATGATTAACCCAGCAAATGCTAGTACATACAATAATATGCAAAGAGATTACAGTAATCTTGGATTTACTGCTACTAAGCCCGGGGCTTCTAGATTATCTTATAATCAGAACGTAGCTAACTATCAGACTAACTTTAATACTAATACTAAAGTGAATACTGGAACTATGGCTAGTCTGGTTAAATCTGGCAGAATAACAGGTAGAGGTGGAAGTTCTGACAAGGGTACTCAATGGACTGCTGACGGATATGCAGGAGACCAAACTTGGTTAAGACATTTAGGAACTAACAATATTAGTGCTGACAATTTAGCTAAAGTTAGAGCCGGAGTTAATGATAATATTGATGTTATTAAGAACTTAAATACTGGAATGTTAAACTTTATGCCTAAAGCTAAGGCAGCAGGTATTACTAGTGGAAATCCACAACCAACTATGCCAACTAAACTAGAATCTCCAGTTCCAGCTATGGGTAGTAATCCTACTAAGAAGCAAATTAGAGATGCTAAAAGGTCACAGAAAGCTGCCGGAGACGGTACTGTACGCGGAGCAGCTGGAGGTGAAAAGAAAGGTTTAGGAGGTTTTAGTGTATTGCCAGAGGATGTGATAGCATTAGGCAGAATGGTTGGAGGATTGGCAACTAATAACAAGGCAGCTGAACAGTACAAAGCTGGACTAAAACCATTGCTAATAGATACATATGAGAACACTGTACCCATTACTGGTAACTACTTTGCTAAAGCATCTGCTGATAGGCAAGCTTCTAATTTGACATCTCTTGCCGCTAGACCTAGAACTTCTGATGCATCGCTTCAGCTTGCTGGAGAATTAGAAGCACAGAACAAAGCTGGTGATATAAGATTCCAAGGAGATATGGCTGATGCTGATATGTTCTATAAAACAAGAATGATGGCTCAACAAGAGTCAGATGCTGCTAAAGCTAGAAGAACTGATGTTGCCAATAGAAATAGAGCTTCAATGCTACAAATTGATGCTGCTAAGGCGCAAATTGATTCTGCTAAGACTACAGCTAATTATCAGCAAGTTATTAATCCTTACCTATCTGGCATTGAAAATCAATTCAGACAGAATAGAGCAGCTCGTAAACAATACGATGCTGAATCTTATAGGCAGGGGTTACTATCTACAATGCAGCCACAATATGATGCAGCGGTTCAAGCTGGGGATACAGCTAAACAGCAACAATTATTAAGACAGTACAATACAGATATGCTTAATTATTCTAGAAATAATGTTGGAATGCCTTGGATGTTCCAAAGAACTACTCCTTCTCCTAATACCCCATATACTTATGCTAAGGGTGGAAGGTTGACAGCCCAGGAAAGGATTATAATTCAAAGAGCTAAGGATTTCAACAGAAGAATGCTAGCAGATAATAAGCAATTCCATAAAGACATAATGGCAGCGAAGAAGCAACATGCTGATATGATTAAACATATGTCTTCATTAACTTCTGAACTAATTAAGAAAGGAATGTCATGGAAATAATAAATAAAATACAGAAGCTACAGGGCGGGGGCATTCCCGCCTTTGTTAGCTATACTAACGTTCCTCAACCGCAACCTACGGCTCCCTATGTTGAAGGAGCAATGAGTAGCAATGTAGAAGCAGATAAGAATACAATAGGAGGTATAGATAAGTCATTGATTACTGCTCTGTATAAAGAAGGACTTATTAGTGATACTGATGCAGTAGCTGAAGAAATAGGTAATCTATTCAGTAGTCAGAACAACCCATTCAATCCAAATCAAACTGCCACAGCTTATAGAAGAACTCTTCAACTAATGGCAAGACTTAGAGAGGGCAAAACTCAACTAAAAGATGCTATAGCAGAGTCACAGAAGAACGGCTCCTTTGGTGAAATGGCAATTACTACTGACGGCAGATATTATGTAATGGGAGAGGACGGAATTACTACTAAAGCAACTCTAGAGCAAGGTGATAGAGTTCTTACTAATGCAGACCTGGCTGACCTACGAGCTAATAAATTGCCGTATGCTAATAATATATCAACTGTAATTGCTAATGGAGTCAGCATGGATAGTATTAATAAGACAGTATGGGACCTCATTGGTAAAATAGGTAAGGATAGCACTTCTAAAGAGTTCTTTAAAACTAAGAAAGGTAAAGATATAAAGGAGGGAATAGACGAATTACTAGCTGCTGGACAGGACGGAGTGTATAAAATTACAGAAAGTAATACTGACCAATCAAAGAAGGCTAGAGTAGCTCTTACTTACTTGCTGTCTACCATGCCTAATAATGCCAAGGCTTTACTAAGAGGTAAGGCTGCATTGTCTGGATTGGACCCTACTAAAGGTGCATATGAATTACTGGCTGGTATGATTTCATCTGGAATTGATTCTGACTATTCTATTAAAGTAGATTATGATAAGAATGCCACAGAGGGAGCATCTGAATCTGGCTCTAAATCTAATAAGACTATGCAGATTAAACCTATTATGTCTTATTACATGGGGGAGAATGGAGATGCTGGTAAATACATACTTAATCCCGGACAAGGTTACCAAATGGAAGCGGATGCTGTATTTTATGGTACACCACAAGGACAAGACGGTAACTTAGTTGCTAAAGGCTCATTAGAGTCATTACTAATGTCTGGAATTGGAGGTATTGTTGACAGTAATAGCATTCATTTAGGCAATCAGAAAGTCGATTCTTCTAAATTTGGGCAGGTGCTATATGACGGAACTCAACTTGCAAGGGCAGTTCTACCATACACATATGACCAAAACGGCAGTATAGCTCCAGACTTTGAACTTATGCCTAGATTCATCGAAGCTCAAAAAGAAATAGAATCCAGAGGAGCTAATATAAGTGCTGATGAAGTGCAGAGCATACTTATGAAGCATGATTTAGAAGGATATATGGTGCAAGATGCTAACGGAAGACTAGTTTGGGACAAATCTAAATTCCGTCCTTTCTTAATGACTAACGTATATGCCAGCGGGGAAGACCCATGGTTTGGTAGCAAGAAAGGTGCAATTGATGTAGATAGGGCAGGGGAAGGTTATATGACTAATATCAGAAGTATGCCTAATGTTGACCCTGATGATATAGAGAACTTATTTAAAGGAACACTTGGAATGAAACCTTATGATGACATATATAAAACAGTTGCTTATATGCCACTAAGAGAGAGTGCTGGATTAGCTCTTAACGTCGCTGGCGAGAATCCTACTGTACCTGCTGACTGGGGAGATATGACAATCCTAAAAGGAAGGGCAGCTAAATTAGACTCATTTATGACTCCAAGTACATCTAAAATATTAAATAATTGATATGAATGATATAAAGAAACCTAATGATTGGTTTGTAGCTCAATTAGAGAATCCTTCATTTACTATGGACAATTTTAGAGATGTGGGATTAACAGCTGATAATACTGGATTACTAGATAAGAATACTTACAGGAATAGTAAGTTTGTCCAAGAAATGTTTAAGGATGAGAATGGTAAGTTTAATGAAGTAGCATTTAACCAAAAGTATGATAGTGCTGCATTTACTTATCAAAAGTTTGCCAATGACCAATTCGAGGATACAATCATGGAGGACGTTGATTGGGACCCATACTCTCAATTAAAACCTAATGACGCAGAGGATAGACCTATTAATTTTAATGTTAGAAGGGTACTTAATCCTGATAGATTGAAGACTGGTGTGTCACAAATAGGACGCACAGATAATAGAGAATGGACAGCATCAGAACTAGCACAAACACAGAAGGTATTTAACTACGAAACTGGTAAGTACGAAGACTATACTCCTAATGATAATGTTCTATTTGGCAGCCCATTAGGTTTCTTGAAATCACTTTCAGAACCTTTAGTACTTGCCCAATGGGATTCAGACGGAGAGCATAAAGACCCATACTCTGGCAGAATAGTTAAGCATAGTAAAGGTGACCTTAAATACAATGACGAAGGAACCTACTACTATGAGACACTAGCCGGAAGAGAAGCTTATGGTCGTAAGTTTAAATCTATGTTTGACAGTTTCACAGTAGACGGTTCTGCTGCTAATAAATATGACTTCTTTGATTCTGACGGACTTGATAAGTCTGTTACTGGTACTGTTATGAAGACAGTGACTTCACTAGCACCTTTATTTGTACCTTATGTGAATTTGGTATATGGAGGAGCTATGATTGGTGCTCAGTTAATGGATATACTACCCACTATTTATAAATCTACTCTAGGACTGAACGAAGATACGCCTACAGCTAATCTAATACAAGGTATAGGTAGAACATTTAAAGGCTCTAAATCAGAATACTCTCAAGGTAAATTGATGTCAGCAGAGAATTTCTTTGATTTAGTAACTGATGTAGCACTACAGTGGGGGCAGCAAAGAACTATCTTCAAAGGCATGAATGCATTACTAGGTACAGATAAGAAGTACAAAGCTGCAATGCAAGCTGCTGATTTGGAATCAACTAGATTACTGGCTTCTAATCCTGATAAATATAAAGGAGCCATAGGCAGCTTGTATGAGATGAATAGGCTTAAAGGTACAAAAGCGTTTGAGACTATTCTTAAAAGAAATAACAGAATGGCAGCTAATACAGCTCTAGGTTATATGGCTATGATGCAAGGTCTTGAGACTTTTGAAGATGCTATAGAGCAAGGAGCTGATAGAGCAGAAGCAGCAGCTATAGCATGGGGAGCAGTAGCTGGCATGTATGCAGTTGATAGAACTGGACTTGGTGAATTATTCTTCCCAGAGCTTAAAGGAGACGCTCTCACTTACAGAAAGGCTATCTCACAAGTAACTGGAGAAATTAATAAGGGATTGGGTCAACTTGCTACTAGTAACATGCCTAAGCCTAACAAGCTGGCTAAAATGTTTAATACTGCTAAACAATACTCTTCTAATTATTGGTCTGACATTAGAAATCATACTACAGGATTCGTAGGTAAGGCCATAGGTGAAGGTCTGGAAGAAATGTCTGAAGAATTAGTAGTTGACCTATCGAAAGCTACATTTAACTGGGCTCAAGAAATGGGTTACACTAAGAGTAAACAGAAACTTGATGCTTGGGAGAATGCAGCCGAAAGATATGGTATGAACTTCTTCGGAGGAGCTCTTGGTGGTGCTATCTTCTATGGTGTAGATATTGCACAGAATAGGAAGGCCACTAATGAACAAACTAACCAAGAACTTATCTACCTTATTAGAAATGGCAGAACTAGCGAGTTAATGGAAGAATTAAATGACATGCGGAAAAAGGGCAAGCTTGGTAATAAGAATCTATCTGCTACTAAGACAGAAGACACAGACCAAGGCACAATATGGACCTCTCCTACTACTCCTAGTGACAATCAAAACGAAGCAGTCTATACCATGACTAAGAATTACCTACAGCATCTTGACGCTGTTATTAATCAAGAGGGATTAAACTTCTCTGATGAACAGCTCCTTGACAAAATGGTAATGGGGGACATTAGGATGAAAGCTCTAGCTAGCTTTGAAGTATCAGATGGGCAGAAGTTCGGTAGAGCTATAGAGAATGGATATAATGGCAAAATGCTTCAGGATTTTAATAGTTTAGTTTCTGACATTGTAAAAGTTCGTAGAAAGATAGCTGCATTAGAGTCTAATACACAAGACACTGGAACAGAAAGTAAGAAGAGTACTACTTATGCTGACGACTTACAAAGGCTAAGACAAGAGAAGGCTGACCTTGATTTGAAGAAACAGAAATTCCTAGACGGAACATTCTCTGAATACTATACTGGTCAAATGCTGTTCGCTATTGATAATAGTGTAAATGCATTCTTCTATGCACCAACATTTAGGGATTTTGTTGAGTTTAAATCAGGACAAAGATTCCAAGATATGGCTCCAGAACAAGTTAAAGGTTACGAGTCTGATTATGCATCTTATAAACAGCAAGACAAGATGCAAGCTCTTGATACAGCATATGGTATATTTAAGAAACTCAATAAAGATTTCTCTACTAAACTTGAAGAAGGTACAGTAGCTTATGATGATTATTATAAGTTCAAAGCATGGGCATATAATAATCTAATCGATTTAAGAGCCACTGTTGACAAGTTAGATGTGCCAGAAGGTGCTGATGCTGAACAGGTACTTATTTCTAAATTAGGAATAGACAAGAATATTAGACCAGTACTAAACAAGAAGTTCGTAAGAGAAAGATTCTCTCCTATTGAAGGTGAGTCTGAAGTTGACGCAGACCTAAGACGTCAAGCTATTGAAGTTCAGAATCTAGAAGTAATCGGAAGAGTGCAAGCTGTAATACAACAAGCTATGCAGTTTGGATTTATGGATGCTGATACCAAGGAGATTCTATTAAGTGTACTTGGAGACAAAATCTCTAATGAAGCAGCATTTGATGTAGTGTTAAAAGCTATTGCAAATGATGTACCAGTTTTAGATATAGACGGGAACAGAATACCACATCCTATATATGATGCCTTATTAGAAACATTAAAAGACATAGACGGTAATAATTTGGATACTGTTATAGACAATATTCATAATATTCTTCATTCTGATGTACATAGAAAGAGACTTGTTTATGACACTTTAGACTTCATGGACAACAATGGGGACGTGTACCCTTCGGAAGACGCTCCTGTAGTAATGGAGAAAGTCGAAGAGAGAATAAATAATTTCGAGAAGACATTTGTACAAGCAGCTAAGGATATGGAAAGTCTTGTAATGTCTAATCCTACTAATGCTACTATAGCTCAATTAAGGAAGGATGTTTTACAAATCAAAACTAGTCCAGTATATGATTTCCTTGACCAACTTACTAATACTGTATATGGAAGCAAACTCACTATCTTTGACTTACTAAGAGATGAGAATAGAAGACTAGAGAACGCCCCTTCTGTATCTGACTACGTATTGGACGGTAATAAGGAGAAGGAAATAGACCAAGCATTCAAAATCATAGACATGCTTAGTGCTGTTATTGATGCCAGTTCTACTACTGATTTAGACATCAATAATCCATTTGGACACAATGCTACTATGAATTACTTCTTAGAAACCTACTTCCCAAAGGAAGAGAAATATGGGATTATTAGAGGTGATATAGCTGCAATCATGAAAGAGGAGTTGGCATTAATAACTAGGCAACTTACATTCTTGAAAGAGTTGTCCAGAATGAATGCTGTTAATCAGTTCAGCAAACATGGTAGAACAGGTCAACAAATATCTAAATTGACAGCTAATATATTAAAGGGTAAGGATAGATACCAGTTCCTAAAAGAACTTAAGTATAAAGGCATGCAGCTATTTAAAGATATAGATACTATGCCAACCCCTACTCTTGATGATATTGACAATGTTAGCTATGACAATCCGCTTATCTCTAAGGAACTTAGTTCATTGCAGAACAAACTGTATGACAACTTCCAGGAGATAGTGCAAACTACTGGAGATTCTCCACAAGTTATATTGAAGGACCTATTCTCTGATGTAAGAAATCAATTCAACATTAATAATTTGGTAGAGCAAAGAAACACCAAATTTAGCCCGGAGACTAAATCTTTAGAGGATTATGATGTTTATATGCTATTACATGCAATGATAGCTTTTAAGAAGTCAGATTTTGATTATTACTTAAGAGAATCCCTTGTTGAGACAGATGCTAATTATGCCCCTTTATATTCACAAGAATATGCTGCATATTTGGCTACAGCTATGGCAGTTAATCCGGATATAATGAATGCTGCTGTTAATAATATAGATACTCCTAAAGGAACTTATGGTAGCGAGTTAATACGATACTGGAATACTGTAATGGTAGACGGTATTGGTGGTGCTGGTAAAACAGCTGTTATTGCTAAGTTAATTCAGAACATTGTTAAGAAGTACTATCCTGATGCAGAGATATGGAAGGTAGGTCCAACTAAACAACAAGTTGACAATCTTGTTAATTCTTTGGGAAGTGATGGTAAAGCATTTACTATAGAGGATTTAATGAGTCATGTATTGGGAGAATCTAATTATGCAGAGCTGTCTAATGATATATTACATAATAATAAGGAGTCTAAGCAGTTCACAATAGAAGAACTTGGCCCCATTACATCGCCTGGTGGAACAGTAATGGAATCTTATAGAGCTGCCATTATCAATGAAGATATAGAGTATAACGATGTTCAAACTCCGAGGCTTGTATTTATTGATGAGGCTACCTGGGTAAATAGCCTTTATATGCAACATTTGTCTAATTGGGCACATAAGAACAATGTAACTATTGTTCCACTAGGAGACTTAAATCAGAATGGATATGAGAATCCTACCATCAGTGTCTATAATGTTAAGTCATCTGAATCTTTAATGGTCAGAACTCCTAAGCTGGATATTAGCTTACGTATTACTAATACTCAACAGAATGATAATAATACTACGGTAAATGCGGCTTTGAGTGTGTTGACATTTACTCCAGAACAAATGGCTGATTCAGAGAGTCAAGCTAATGCTGTTAATAATGTCAAAGATACAATAAGTAACATGATGGAGTTACATTATTATCAGGACGAAGACAATATCCTTAATGGAAGTAAATTTGTCACTGCTATTACCGAAGACGACGTTAGACAAATACTAGAAAGGGACGGAGAAGTTGGATATGTGTATGATGATGAGAATACTCCTACTTACAAAATGCTAACCAATATGGCAGATAGTAGGATTATTATGCGTACTCCTAAATCAGTTCAAGGTTCTGAGTTTAAACATGCTATAATTGATGTAAACTTCAGTAAGTATAATACAAATACAGTCTCTGGACTTATTGATTATATGAAGTCATTTTATACTATGATGTCTCGTTCTAAGGACGGAGCTTATTTTATTAATAGCAACATGGGAACTATTATCAAAGAAGCTAATTTACGTCAAGATGAATATACATCTACTACTTCTGACCCTTCTGCTGTGATAGATAGATTCAAGGTAATTAGAATGGCTGCATTTAATGCCGAATTAGAGGGATGTACTCCTTCTAGGAAAGCACAGGAGCCACCTATACCTGAACCTGCTCCAGTTAATCCAGAAGAAGCTCCGGAGCCAGTAAAATCTACTGATATACCTGAACCTACTCCAGTTAATCCAGAAGAAGCTCCGGAGCCAGTAAAATCTACTGATATACCAGAGCCTACTCCTACAACTAAAGAGAAATCTAAGGAAGTGCAAGCTCCTACATTTATACCACCTAGCAGAACTATGACTGGCACTAATGAGCTTGAAAATGAGTTCTTAGCAGATATAGAGGGCAAAGGAGAAGAATCTGTTATAGATGAATCATTACTAAGTGAACCTCTTTCTGGAATTAGAGCATACGGTTGGTACATGAGATACGGTATGGCAGAAACTTCCGATGGTAAATTTACTAGAGTGGTAAGGAATGATGTAGTTGATGATTTGAATGTCTTCACTAGAAGTAATGTAGAGTATGATACTAATACATTACAACCTGCCAAGGATATGTTAGTAGACGTTAGAAACTACCTAGCATTTGGCGAGAAGTTTGATGCTGATTTCATTCAGAAACTAAGTGATAATGGCTATAAATACTTAGCTGGATTGGGTGCAGAAGTTTGGAATAATGGTACGTTCAATCTAGAAATCAGGAAAGATGATACTAACGAAGAAGGCACTGATAAAGCTAGAGACAAACAGGGTTATGACTCTACTAAAGTAGAACCTGTTGCGTTCAATATAGTATATAGAATACCTATGGAGAAAGGTAATGATTTACAATTCACTATAGGTAAATTAACCAATCCTGACACTTGGCAGAAATGGAACAATAATAACGGCAAAGATGCTGATATTGCTGCTAGAATTAGTAAGTACAAGAAGTGGTATAAGAATATGCAGAAGGAAATCTTAGATAATCCTAGTACTGTTAAATATCTTGGAATTGATGAAAGTGATATATCATTCTCTGCTGCGACTAGACTTAAGAAAGTTCCAGACCAAACTTGGAACTTGGATAAGGTTAGAGAAGCATTTCCTAATGCCATTATTAGTCCGATGTATCTTTATGCAGGACATGGTGGAGTAGCTATGGTAGATAAGTCTGTAAGAGGTAAAGGTGTAGTATTTGCCACTTCTAACAAACATCTTAAAATTGACGGAGAGAAGGTAACTGAATCTAATCTTGCAGAGATGTATCTAAGAATGCAGAAGAAGCGTAAAGCTGCACTAGATGAAGCCAAATCTAGAGGTCTTAGTGATAAGGAGGCTCAAGCTGAAGTAGCTAAGACGGTACCACCACTTATAAGAATGATAGTAGCTAATTCTAATGGAACCTTTATTGATAATTACTTTAGACTGTCTTTTAATGATTTAGTTCATACTGCTGATGACGGTAAAACTAAATTAGACAAGAATCAAGTAAAGGAATATTTAGGAACATTTGGAAGTAATACTACTGCTGCCAGAATGCTAGTAAGTATGTGGAATTACAGGTCTGGATTAAAGAACTTCATTAAGGCTTATGACACTTACAGGCAGGCTAATAACCTTGATGATGTTAGAGGTACTTCTGAAGTTAATGAGTTCAATAGGCTGATTGACCAGTCTACTGTGGACGGACAGAAGAGAGTTCCTTGGGGTTCTTCTATTTATAATGGATTTATGTTTAGACTTACATATGCAGATGCTATTAAGACTAATGCTCCTGGTATGGTAGTAAGACCTATAAATTTAAGTAGAAACGAATGGCAAACATTTGACTCTAACGGTAAAGTTCCTAGAACTCTTACATACGGTGTTTACATAGACCCTAAAGTAGCTCAAGCTCAACTATCTATATTGGATAATCTATTTAGCATATTGGAAGAGTATATTTCATTACCAGGTAATCCGAACTTCACCATAGCTACTAATGGCAGAGATATGGACAGTATCTTAGCGCAGTTAATAGCTGACGACGGAGCCATAGAGTTAACCGACGGTAAGAATACTTATAAACATGCAGCATCTAATATAGGTGGAATGGGCGGCTCATTCAAAATGGTTGGATTATTATCATCAGTTTACAAACTATTCTCTGCTGGTAAGAAATCAGATGAAAGTTATGTATTCCGAGCTAAAGCTAGAGACGGTAAAACGAAGGAAACTAGGTTAGAGGAATTATCATTTAATATAGTTAGAGCAGTTAGAGATGCAGGTAGAGATAACTACTTCTCTGTACTGAACAATATGTTTAATGTGATATTCCATGGTACTCCAACTATTAAAGAAGGAGCTGCAACTACTACATATGCTCCATTTATAAATGGAATATATTATACTCCTAGAACTCCGACTTCACATGATAGTAGACCTTCAGATTTCTATCCAACTAGAAATAATGACAATCAATTCTATATTGATACTGCTATTGAAAGTCCTAACTTTGAAATAACCATTGACCCTACTGTATTATCAGAGAGACAATTTAATAAAGGAATTCCACATAACAGACAGTCAGAGTTTGATAACAATATTACATTAATTGCTAATGGAGTATCCAGTGCTTTTACTGGCTATACCTCAATAGACCAAATTCTTAATGATGCACGCAATGAATATCTAGAGAAGGGTGATATTGCATTAAATGAAATATTAAAAGGAGTAGCAACCAAGGTAAATACTAGTCTTACTAATGACATAAATAACAGACAACTATTAATTAATAATGACCCTGTAATTCATCTAGATATGACTGTTGATGTTAACAACATGCCAGTCATTAATAAGGTACATACTCTATTACAGGAAATAAATGTTAAGAGTCCGTCTGTACTACCCAAAACTAAAGACGGAGAGATTGATACTACGGGTATTCAAAATGTTGATTATAGTAGTGGTAATTTACAAGATTTTACAGTATATTTGCAAGGTGGACAAACAATTAAAGGAAGCATTATTGGAAGTGAAGTTAATATAGTTGATACAGTGATGTATGAAGTTCCATTTGACCCTAATAGAGAACAGAAACTCAAGATATTCGAAGATACCATTGGAGACCATGAGAATCTTAGGGAGACCGAAATCATGACTGTTATCCAAGAATTGAGAGCTACTACCTCTCTTACTCCGGAAGCTGCTGATGCACTTCTTGATAAGATAAGATTAGTGGACAATCACTTCGAAGGTTACTTGACTGATGAGCAACTTGACGACCCTGACATATTAGATGTTATGGAATATATTAACAGTCTTGCTAATAATAAGCAAATAATTGATAGTCAGAACTGTAAATTAAATATATAAGAATAATGGCATGTACTAACTTTGACATAGGACTACATAGGATTGATGCCGAAAGTGTCCTTAGAGGAACAGTACTTAAGTTTAGAAAGGCTGAACCATTGTCTACTACAGACTTTGTTCAGCATTTCTTTACTAACTTGAAAGGTACTAACCTATTCAACCTAGAAAGCGAGGCAGAGTATGTCTCGCTTTCTAAGGTTTTTGAAGATTATATTAAAACATCAAGAATACTTAAAGATACACAGAAAGAACAGCTGTTAGCTGAATATGCACAACCTCTAGGTCAGAATTTTGGACTTTCTCCTGAAGCAACTACAATTGAAGTAGCTGATAAAGACCTTATCATTCCGGATGCTCCAGAGAATATCAATAATGAGGTTTCCAACTCGGAGAAGAGAATACTTACTCCGTCTCTGAATGATACGTATGGCTCTGCTACAGTAGTAAAAGAGTACATGCTAAATCAATTCAGATATAATATAATTGAATCGTCTTTAGTTAATTTTACTGATGGTAAATTAATCAAGACTACTGATGATTTGAACATATATATTGCTAAATATAAGAATACTATGTTCAAGAACTTAGTCGATTATATTAAAATGACTAATGAAGAAGATGGAATTACTACAGATTTCAATATGCCTAACGCTATCTACATAGATGGAACTCCAGATGTGGAAGGTATGCAGAAAGTTCTTAGACTAGCTGATGAGTTGTTTAAGGATATGCCTAGGTCTAAACTAGACAATGCATATGTCTCAAGAAAGCAGAAGTTCGGAGACCTATATAAGAATCAAATGCTGATTGATGCGTTTAATGCTTGGGCTGTACTGTCGAATGGTAATTTTGATACTATTCTTAAGAATCTATTCGGAAAGAATATGGAGATTAAGAATAAGGGATACATTGGAATAGAAATTCCTGTATCAGTTAATAAATATCAATTTAGAGCTGGTTCTAACATGGTTAAAACCTGGAGAACTAATGAGAATGTGGATGCAATATCTGAAATAGGTAATGTGTCTAGGTTACTTATTGAGCAAACTCCTGTGCTTAACTTTACCACTGGAGAGCAAATAAGGGACAATTACCTTACACTTAAACAGTTCTTGCACTCAATGAATAAGCTTAAAGATGAAGCAAACTTCCTATACTTTGGAGATAGACTGCAAGAATTAGTTATTAACTTCCATTCAGCTCCTAATTATTACTTGAAGAGGATTCTTGAAGAAATTATTAACAATGGGGGAGGTTCTAGAATATTTCAAATAAATGATTTGAATGTATTTAAATCTATTTATGAGAAGTTCTATAATGATAGTAGAGCTAACTCTCTATATAACATTATTAATAATGATTACAAGCAATCCAAAGCTATAACCACTTATGATTTACTTGATTCAATATCTGGAGTTGTAGATAGAACTAATAATGCTAAGTACATTCAGTATGCCATGAATCAAGACACAAATGACCTAGATTCTATGGAAATTAAACAAACTAATGTCAACAGACGTAAAATCCAGAGAGAGAATGATATTGATATTAGTAATGAATTACGTGGCAACAGACAAGAACTACTTGACAAGTGGGGAGTAGAAGTACATAACGCTACTCTGGGAGACATCTCATTTAAATTACCTTATAATGGCGACACTATTACTCTTATATATAATAGGGCTGCTATTGGTAGTAAAGGTCAAAAGAAACTTGAGCTAAGTCCTTCTGATAAGGTTAAATATGGTTCATTAGATACTATATTAAAAGAGCCTTCATTTACTACACTAAAAGCAATCTATGAAGAGAATAACCCTCAAACTATAACTCCACAGGATAGACTATATGTATCTTTAGTAGAGTTTATGGATGATTTCATTAATACTAGATTCCTAAATGGCAACATAGATTTACTGGCGGCATTTAAGAATGTAAAAGAAGCAGACAATCTAAAATATCTAACAGAGAACTTAATGTCTCTAGCTAATAGTTCTGCATTTGTAAATACAGTATATAATGAGTTCGAGACTAACAATCCAGACAACCTAGACCTGTATTCATTTATTAAGACCCTTAAATATTATACTGATAAAGTTGATGAGGATAGTCCAGAAGCTAGATTCTACTACGACAAGTCATCTAACTCATTAAAAGCTATTGATGGTGCTTTAATTAACACTTTGAATGATTTAGTAGCAGCAGAGCAAATAGTAACTGGAGAAATATTTAAATCTGTTATTAAGAACGCTGAAGGTAATAATATTCCTAATAGTAGGATTGCTAATTTAGCTGGATTGACTAGAAGATACGTCACAAGAACCATTATAGAGAATCCGAACTCTTCTTTAAAGAATACATTATTTGGATTAAATCCAGGTATGCTTAGAGGTACATCAATTAAAACCGATGTTGTTAGTAGAACTGGAGTTAAGAAGAGTGCTACTAGTTTCTCTGTAGCAGAGATTGGATATTCTTCAATATTATATGACTTCTATGCTAATCTATTAAGGAAGGTTGACAAAGGACAATCTAAGACTATTAATGTTCAACCTACTGTATATTCTGATAAGGGAACATTCGTAATGTGGACCTTAACTGCCGACGGAATCAAACTTGTTGACGAGAATGGAGAAGAGTTTACTATTGACTTACTTAATTCATCAATTTCTGATTTAAACAAAGCTATTAGGTCTACTGTTGGTTCTTACTATAAGAACACATTTAATAATGTGCTTAATGACTATAGAAATGTATATAGAGGAAGTCTTGATACATTCTTGCAGAGACTACAAGAGAATGGACTAACAGATGCTTATAATAGCATAGTTGGTAAGCAAGCAGCAGTGGATGCAGAGAATGCCAAAATAGAAGCACATAATGCTAAATTAGCAGAAGAAGTTGCTAAACAACAAGCATTAGCTGATGCGGCATTGCAGGCTGGAGATTATATGGAAATTGATGCAATTAATAACTATATATTAACAGAATTACAGCCTAAGGAACCTATTGACTTAGTAGACAAAATGACATTTAAAGACTTTCAAGCAATATTGTCAGTAACTACTAAAGGAGAATATGGTAGTATGTCTTACCGTAATGGAGTTCCTAATATTGATAATGTACATGTTAATAAGGGAGGTTCGTTTGTCCTAAATGGAAACAAGAAAGGCGGACTGTCTCCAAATGCTTTATTGAATTTTAATGCTAATGAGTTATATGCTAAGGAAGATGTGTATAATAAAATGTTCTTGAGAGAGAAGAAGAAGTTTGTCAAAGATATGATTGATAATAATATGACATTCCCTCTTAGATACGCTAACGGTAGAGTAAACTCTGTTTTAAATAAGGCATTAAATACTCTTATTCCTACTGATAAGGCATCATGGATAAACAATGATACTCAAGAATTAATACTAGCTAAGCAAGGAGACAAGGTACTTAGTAGGTTGTCTGACTTAGATAGTACATGGTTAAGAAATGATGAAGATATTACTTTAAATCCTATTCTCGAAAGATACTTCTTAGCTGACTTTCTAACTTCAGAGAACTTGCGATTAGTCACTACAGGTAGTAGTATAGCACATCCTAATAAAGCTAAATATGGTAAAGTTAATCCTGTGTCATTTAATGGCATAGAGTTAGAACAATCTTCTAGAGAACTTGCAGAATTAAAAAGAAATGTAATTATACCAGGTACATTGCAGTACTTCCAACAGAACAGTTTATTAGGTATTCCTAAAACATACAGACTAGCCATTATGAGCGACGTTGCAGCATTTGTGTACAACTTTAAAGGCGAGACATCTACTGTAGATGCACATGACGGTTCTGCGTTCTGCAATCCTATTATGTCTTATTTAGAGAACTTCTCATTACAAGACTCTGCTGTAGGTGATGATAAAAAGCCTATTGGGCATGACTTCAATGGGGATTATGGTACTGCTTCTTTGTTGAAATTTGCTACATTCTCTACATACAATGAAAGAATGAGAAACTCTATGAAATCTGACATCAGTCTGTATAACATGTTTAGAAAGATGTCTGATTTCAAATGGAATCAGTCTACAAACCAGTTTGATAATGCTTATGAAGGAATAGACCTTACTAAGAACATATTCGGAAACACTATGGAGCTTAAAGATGTTACTGGTGGGGAAAGAATATTCTACAGGGACGGTAATAATCATTACGAGATATTAGGTCTTGACAGAGTAGGTGACGGATTATATAATATCAGAACTCAAGCAGTTAATGAATATGGTAATCCAGTTAAAGCTGTAGGAGACGCTAATGTAATGGTTCAGTTAAATGTTCCTATTAATTCATTATTTGAATTACATGCAGCATTAGGTGGAGTATATAGTGAATCTCTTAGAAATGGAGAACTTGCTTATAGTGATGCTTCTTTAGCCGTTACTGCTAATTATGCTAACAATGTGGGTTGGTATAGACCTAACGGAGAAATACCTTCTCAACGTAATACTATTCAGCCGCTCAAACATAAAATGATTGCTTATTTGGTTAACAAGTCTGCAATTAAAGTAGGAGCCCAAAATATAAATGGAGATAGTTCTTGGTTTGATAACAGTCCTTTAATGGAAATGGAGTTTAATACTGAAGGTCTTGGCACTCAAATGGATGCAGACCACGTAGTAACTGACCCAGAACATCAATCTACAATGACAGAGTTCTCACAGGTAATCTCTGCATTGGAAGCTATGGGATTCACTCACAGTATGGCTAAAATGGCATACAAGGACTTAGGTAGAGTGGCATTATCATCAATAGGTGGCATTAGAGATGCTGTGTATACATTAGTTGGAATTAAACCTACTGATAATCCTGATGTTAAATCCGATATTTATGAAATAGTAGGTAAAGCTATTATTAAGGAGCTTAATAAGGACGGAGATGAGCTTGGTACTGCTAAGACTATTATTGAGAAGGCTAAGGCAGAGTTTGCATTAGATAGAAAGAATAATAATTCTCATGGAACTGATGTATATAAAATACCATACAGTGACCCTTCTATCTTTGGTAAAACTTTATCTTCGTTTACATCTAATATTAATAAAACTGCTATTAAGAGGAAGTTCCCAGGTATGGGTGCAGTTATGGCTCCCGCATACAATATAGTACAACAATTCCGCATAGGAGGTACTAATTATAAATATGATGATATTTATAGGATTGCTTCCGAACAAGGAATGACTCCTGATGAGTATTTACAAAGTGAGCAAGCTAAAATAGAGGCACAGCCAGCATCTACTATAGATAGATTACTTCCTGGAGACAGAATCAAATTGCCTATTCAAGAAGTAGCATCAGTAGTGGCTAGAATTAGCCAAAATGCATTAGACAAGCAAATAGCTCTTGATTTGGCTGTTAAGAGAACTCTGACAGAACTTGAGAAAGCACAGAATGGAGACGGGGAAGGCGTAGAGATAGCTAAAGCACAGGATAATTATGACAAAGCTGTGTCTGCACAAGCTAAGAATCAAGCCAATTCTTTAATGACTGTAGACCAATATCTAGCTGATAGAGGTTGGAGTATAGAGGGTAGTTACGTACCAGTATATGTAAATGATTTTGATACGTATAACTTAGTAAAAGCTAATTTCTCTCAATTCTATACTGATATTACTAGACCTACAGACTTAAAGCCAGCAGAGATTTATTGGGAAGATATGACCGGTATGAGACATAGCATATTTGATATGCCAGCTATACAAAGGTCATTCAGTGAAAGAACTAAGTATGACGGAGGTAAACTTCCTAAAGCTTTAGATTCTGAAATACAAGCACAAATACAAGCAACATTTACGTTACTAGACAATGGATATATGCCTGTAACTGGTATTCAAAAAGCAGAGTACTTAGCAGACCCAGTCGCATTCAGTGACAAATATGCAGCTAATGGCTATATTAGGGATTTAGGTAATGGAGATATTGCTATTCCTATTCAGAATCTAGTCAATAATCCTGCTGAACTTTCTATTAGTAAACTATATGTAGACCAGTTTAACTTAGGACCTAATGATAGTATTAATGATGTACTTACACAAGGATATCAGTTCTTCGTTAATAGGTATGATAAATATCACGCTCCTAAAATTAAATGGTATGATATGATGTTTACTAGAGCTAATGGTAAACATGTGTATGTTGCACTCGGAGAAACTCCTTCGCTAATGGAACATCTATCAGTTAACAAGGCACTTACTGAATCTGATTTCGTTAGAGTTGGTAATAGTGTTATGAGGGTAGATGAAAATGGTGAGAAGATGTACGAGGCTGGATTCTATGATGAAAGTGGAGAGTATCATGAAGTAGTAACATCTTACAATGCATTAGGTAATAATACTACTGAAGAAGTATTAGTAGCTAAAACTCCTGACAGTGTTATTGATATTTATGGAATGGATAGTTTTGATTCTGTTAAAATTAACCAATACACTAAGAATAAGGAAATGATGCAGCAAGTAATTGAAGCAGGTTCTGAAAGAAATGATAGATTGCTTAAATTACTATTTGATACTTATAAAGAGAACGAAGGAGAAGAGTTCAGTGTGTCTAGATTGGCTTATCAATTAGACGGAATAGAGAAGAATCAGAAGATTATAGATGCCAAGAAGAAGTTTGTATCATTCCAGAAATCACTTGAATTTACAGTAGCTCGTATTCCTGCACAGACAATGCAGTCATTTATGAAGATGAAAGCTGTGGCATTTAATGACTCTGATAAGAATGTGGTACATGTATCTCACTGGCAAACCTGGCTTCAGGGAAGTGATTATCGGCTAAACCTACCGTTTAGGTTAGCTCCATTATAAATATTGTAATCACTATAATAAATCTCGTGAACTGACGGGGAACTCCTTAGAGTCTAACCTACTAAACTAGGGCAGAAATGTACTTAGTGGCAGTAATTAACTACTACTGGTATAGTAAAAAAGGTTAGAATTGGACAATCCGCAGCTAAGCATCCTAGATAAATATATTGATATAAGACTTGTTACTCGACAACATAAGTCCTATCTTTGTATTCATAAGGATGAAAGTTCATCGACTATCCCGTAAGGGAGTAGGAACTTTCATTTAGTGTATTAATTTAAACATTAAATGAAATGGCTAAAAGAAGTATAATTAAAAAGCTTAGTAAAGAGCAGAAGAGTCTTTTGATAGGACTCCTGCTAGGAGATGGAACAATATCTAGTAATTGTGTATTTAAGTTGAGTCATTCTGAAGCTCAAAGAGAGTATTTAGAATGGAAAGTTGGATTACTAGATGTTCATGGAATTAAAAACAATGGCGTTAAAGAGTATATATCATCTTGTGGGTATAACACTGGTAAAAAGGTATTGTATTCACAGATGTCTCTAAATCCGACCATTAAGGCTTTAAGGCGAACGGTATATACTCCAAAGAAACATATAACCAGGAAGTTATTAAATTGGATAACACCTCTAGGTTTAGCTATTTGGTATATGGATGATGGCTGTATTAATGTGAATACATCTAAGCAGCGTAGCTCTATACAACATACGATTAAAATAGCTACATGTGTGGATGAAGATACAGTCAATGTAATAATTGCTTACTTTGCTGAAGTGTGGGATATAAAGTTTAGACCTTTTAAAGAAGGTCGTGGAACATATTCAATCGCTACATCTTCAGAACTTGATTGTGACAAGTTTGTAAACATAGTAAGACCTTACATAGAGCAAGTTCCATCATTATTATATAAAATAAGAAGAGATTCAACTAAGCTTGAATTTATAGCGCAGCAGAGAGCTGCTTCCGAAGCGCGAGACACTCTTGAATTAGAGTGATGATATAGTCAGTCTTATATTGAAAGATATAAGGTAAACGGATATTGATAAGGCTTACATTATGGGTTATGATTTTGATACCAGCGGACATTATGTAGGCTGGTCTCCATATTTTAATTTTAATAGTATCGAGTCACTCAAAGCATCCGAAATGCTACCTACTCCTAATGGTAAGTTATACGCATACGGAAGTGGTGGAGTAGACATTACTAGCTATCTAAACCAACTTAACAAGGAGAACTTCTATAATCCAGAGTCTGTCCCGGTGATAGCAGAGATGCTCAACGCTATTGATGATGCTAGAATATTAACATATTCAGGTGAAGTTGACACCGATAATGCTAATTTCATTCTTAATAGAATTAACAATCATACTATGTATATGACTGAAGAATTTGATGAAAATGGAAAGAAAGCTAGAAACGGTAGACAGAAGATTAGAAGAAGTAACTTACTTCCTGCATTTAGAAACTCTGTATCATCTAAAATTAGCAATATTATCCAGAATTTGAAGAATATGAACCAGGCTTACTCTCCTATTGAAATGGGAGACCCGCAAAGGGCAGCTAAGGAATCAGCATCTGGACAAGAAGCTAATAAGATTACCATGACATCACCCTCATCCAAATGGGTAATGCAGATGCAGAATATGGACGGTAAACAAGTAATTGGTATTGCAGCTGTAGGTGAGAAAGTATTCTTTGCTAACTGTTACTACTTCAATGAAGGTGTTAGAAATGGAGACCAGGATTGGTTAGACAACATGTTTTTCTCCACTAGATTTGAAGGCATTCAAACAATGTTAAGTGAGAATGGTAAACCTATGACAGTACCTACTCTAAGAAACATAATGGCCAACGTTAACTTCGATGATTTGGCAGTTAAGAAAGATTATTGGAGAAATTTAATAGTCAGAGCTGTAGAACAGCAATTGTCACCGGAGGATGTAGCTAGAGTAGTTCAAGAGCAATTAGGTATGCAACCAGACCAGTCATTAGTAATTTCTGCATTACTGTCAGCTGCTACTGATAATGCTAAAGAGTTGATTCTTTCTAAAATTAATGCAGGTCCTAATCTAGCTGGTATGTACTTACATATGATTATGTTAGGATTCAGTTTTAATGATATCGCTAAATTCATGACAAGCCCGACAGTACAAACTGTAAATGACTTAATGAAGGTAAATGTATTTGATGAATATCATGACCATGCATCAGTAGACTCTGTAGTTAGAGCATTGGAAGAAGGCCCTAATATTAGAAACTACTTCGATTCTACTTCTTTAGGTAACTTCTTCAAAAGAGTGCAAGAGAAACTACTTGACTCTGGAGAGGAAGCGTTCGATAAGAGAGGTAATTGGATTCAAGCTATCAAAGATAGGTTTGCAGAAGGTGATTCTATTGATGATATATTCCCAGCTGTATCTTATAGAGAACACAGATTCTTGGAAGAATATAAGTACCTACAGAAGATGAAAAATAGGTTGGACATGGACAGATTTGCCGAATTTAAGAAGGTAAATAGAAATGCTAGAGAGACAGAACTGTTAGGAAGATTCTACGGACTAAATCAAGGTATGCCTACAGATTTAGGAGGTAAGATGTCCAGGTTAAATACATATGAATCTGCCATTACTAGCAGAGAGCAACTATATAAAGATGACAAATATGAGAAAGGCTATAACCCGGAAGTAGTTATTAAGAACATCCTGAATGATAAGCCTTATCTATCCGAAGAGCAAGTAAGAGCTGTAGTCAACGATGCTGTTGCACAAGGTATTACTAATGGAGGATTTAGTATGAGGAAATTCCTTGACCCAATGAACTCTGGTTATAAGAAGTCAACCATAGCTTACTATAATCTAATAAAGGGAACTTGGAATATATTCGACATGATTGATAAAATTCCTCACTTTAAGGCATTGTTCGAAGTATATAACCTTACTGATACAACTGATGTAAATATCAGTACCAAATTCAATCTAGTAAATTCCTATAGAGAAGCTCTTATTAAAGAGAATCCTACATATGGTAGAGCTGTTACTAAAGAGCAATTAAATGCACTCGGTGAGCATGTAGACGATGTACTAATCACTGGCTGGCTGGCTAAACGCAACATTACCTTCAGAATGGATGAGGGTCAGAAGTATATCGGAAATGATATGACTCTGCATGATATTAAAGAAGGAGGTGAGGTATTTAGTTTGGCTACTAACGATGGAATTGCTAACTTTAAACTCTGGATGGAAAGAACAGTTATTCCGGAACTTCATAACGGAATGGTTGGAGATAAGAGGGTTCGCTCTTTATTAATCAACCAATTTGTGCAAGGATTAAGTAGGAATAGGCGTACTGACCCATTTACTAGAGGTAATACTACATATATGAAATTACCTATTGATATGATGAACGTAAGAACTGAATCAGACCAAGCAATGTTTAGTAGATACCAGAAAGATTTTGCGGCACTGAAGAGAATTAATCTGCAAGGATTACCTCTTACTGACTGGTTCTTCTTATATAACTTAGTTGTTAATAAGAATAAGTATGGTGCTGACAGACTTACTACTTTACTGAACACATTTGATAAGACTGATGTTAGTGACTTACTAATAGAGTATCAAAAGTATGTAGGACAATCAGACTATGATTTGGATGTTAACATGGACACATTCTCATTAGAAGATGCACTTATTAGAATGGCTCCTATTATTAGTGAAAGTGCTAAGGGTAGAGCTAGAGATAAGTATATTAGAATGAGAAATGAAGAAACAGGTCGTCTTGAACTGTATGAAAGGGACGGAGAAGACTACTATGAAGTAAATGACATCCCAGACCCAAGTAATGTAGACATGCGAAGACTATATGATGATTACTTCGTTATTAGAACTCCAAATCAGAATGCTAAAATGAAAGAGTTAGTCCTTAATAGGAATGATTCTATGGAGAATATAGTTAATAAGATTAAGAGCTTAATGGAGCGCAATACTATACAAATAAGAATTAATTGTTAACATGAGTTGTACAGTAGAATTTTTAGTACATTCTAACGAGGGAGCCCCTAGCTTATTTAAGCTAGAGGTTCCTGACGTTAGTGAAATGTCTTTAGAAGATGCAATAGGAGCATTAATGGGAAATGTAGAGAGTTATAATGATTTTATTAATGCAGTAAATTCAGGAGGATTTCCTATTACAGCTTTGGATTCCAAGAATCTTGGCAAGGACGGATTACCAATTGGTAATTATAATTTAAATACAATTAAAAATGAGTTCCCAACTCCAAATATTACCTACTTAGTAGACAAGTTGCAAGGGGAAGGTGAGGACTTAAATAGGAATAATATACTACTCACTAATGCTAGATTTAGCCTTGCTTGGAATACCAATTATGGTATATTTAGAGACACTAGTGGCAGTTTGGCAGTTATTAAGCCTAAAGAAGAATATATAGAGACCTATCTAAAGCAAAGATATGTGAATACAGTATTAGATAAGGCTCCTAAAGAACAAGTTCAGGAAGTAAACAAGAATATAGAGTCTGCGTTAAAGATGCTAGCTGCAAGTAATGATACTTCATCCAGAGTGCAGACTATCATGAAATATATAGGGTATGACTTTAACACTAATAGTATTCATGGTAATGTTATACCTGCTTTTGTGAATTACTTCTATACTAGTGCTACTTTCAATGATGCATTATATAAGAATGGGCTTGTTAGTAAATTTAATGAGCTGTTTAATCAAATAATAGGTACTCCTACTACTGAAATTCCTTCTTATTCAGATATTACAGTTCAAGCACTAGTAGATAGAGCAGAAGTATCTGGGAACTACTTACGTATATCTAAGAAAGATATGCAAGACTTTATGGATGCTTATAGCTACGGAGAACTGTCTGATGAATCTATAGTATCTACTATACAAGACTTGAATAATAAAATTGACAATGAGAAGTTCTTAGACATTGCATTTATAAGTGATGGGGGAATATTATTAAGAAATACGTTTAAGCAGCCGGAGTTTGACAAGACTATAGTTAACACAGAATACTCTGGAGAGTTAATAGAGCCTATTGAAACTGTAGGGGGCTATAATATCGCTAAATATAATGACAGATATTATATAGACAGTAGGATTGTTACAACTTCAGATGGGCTAAAAGGAGCAGGAGTAGATAATCTCAAATATGCTAGAAGTATTGCCAATAAACTATTAGACAGGCCTATAGATTTGAAATCGGTTACTAGTAAACTCAAAAATGGAAGTTTAGCAATACAAAGTTATCAATCTTTACAAATTGGAGACAGATTCTCCGTTTTGGATATAGAACTAAATGATAACATAAAGCTATACAATGATAAGGATTTAGTTAAGAGTATTACTTTTAACAACTTCATATCAGAGCTTAATAAGAAGCCCCAATATAAGAAACTAATTGGCATACTTAAAGAGCAGGGACTTAATATAGAATCTATACTTAACACTCAAGAGAAATTGGAGACTTTCTTCTTATTAAAGAATCAATTAAGAGACCCAGACATTCATGCTTCTCTATATAACAGTAAAGTACCTAGTATGCTAACTCAAGACAAACTAGACTATGAGCTGCAATTAATGACAGAAGCTTTAAATACAATTCAGAATGCTACCGAATCTGTATATGAAGTAACTGGGGCAAATGGGGACAAATACTCATTCAGAAAGCTAGAATCAGAAAGAAGTGTACCAGTTCACAAGAAAGTACCCAGGTCATTTAAAAGTGAAATGGTAGAGATAGCCAATCACCTTAGTAAGAACTATGGCATTAATGTTAACGTAGTTACTGCTAGAGAGATAGCTTCTAAATTCAGAGGAGTGATTCCTAATGCTGGAAGAACTAATGCATTTATTTATAATGGAGAAGTCTATTTAAATGTAGATAGAGCTACTACAGCTGATTCATTGCATGAGTTTGCACATTTGATTATGGGTTCTATGAAGAGGACTAATCCAGGTCTTTATTATGGGCTAGTTGAACAGGTGGAGTCTCTGGCGAACTATGATGATAAACTGGAAGCATTTAGGATGATAGGAGATACTAGGGCTGTTCCTGACTTGAATGAGGAAATATTTGTTACAGAGTTTGGTAATTACTTCGCTAGAATCGCAGAGCCTTGGTTTGAAGGTAAAGAAGCTTCACTAGAAGAAATGGGAAGAATATTTAAAGAGAAGACTCAAAAGACATTCCAAACTAGTGATGATATTAAGAATGAGAAGTTAGGAAGACTTCTTAATATGTCTATAGATAATATTATGTCTGAATTTGGTAGTGCACTTATTAACAACGATTTAGCAGCAGGTTTTGATATGAACTTAGCTTCTGAATCCCGTACTATAACTAATCTAATTCAGAAATTAATAAAGAGTGGTAACTTAAAGGAGAATTGCTAATGGCTTGTTCATATAGTTTAAATATAAATGGTCAAGTAGTACAATTTGGGGAGGGTAATAACAACTATGCAGACCTATTTGACTTCTTGATAGCACATAAGAATCAGATAGAATATGGTCTTATATCTGATATCGTACTTAGTCAGGACACTAAGCAAGCTGAAATAGTAGCTAAACTAAGAGGTATCAGAAGTGAAGCTAGACTTAGAGAAGACGGAGTAGATTTAACTGGGGGAGATATAAGTTATACTGCTTCTGACGGTAATATGTCCGTTACAGATTTCTTAGAGAAAGGAAGGTCTGGTGACGGTGAAGGCGCATTAATTCAGCCCTTTAATGTTACTAATTGGAGAGGCAGAACTGTTACTGAATTAATGGATAAGGAGAAGATTAGTAGAGAAGAAGCACATGCTAGAGTAGACCAAACGTTAGAGATGTGGGATAGAATAGCTGAAACTGGTATTGATATACACTCTATGATTGGAGACTACTTTGCAGGGCACTATGACTTAGAAGCACTTACTAAGAAATATGGTTTACAATACAGTGAAGCTGTTATTAAATCATTATATGACAACCTAGAAACACTCAAGAGTGAACTGTATAGAGCACATGGTAAAGGTGCTAAAATAATGTCTCAATTTCTGGTTGATGCCAATACAAACGACGGACTTAAACTAGTAGGTTCTATCGACTTAATAGTTGTAGATGAAGAAGGACAACCTCATTTGTATTTATTTAAAAGTTCTACTAAAATTTCTAACGACTGGGATGCAGCTAAAGCATCTAAATATGACTATCAATTAGGATTTTACAGGCAGATGTTAGCTTCTAAGGGAATCCCGGTAAGAAATATGGAACTTAATATAATTCCAATGAAAATAGAAGGCCTAGATGAGGGTCCTTTAACAGATGTTCAGTTTGAGGCAGTACAAGACAGGAAGAAAGACACATCTTCAGCTGTTAATAGGCTAGCTTGGGGAGTAGGAGAATATTATTCAAATATTAGTAACATAATACCTGTAAGGATTACTGATGAGACTGTAGGACATCCTATTAAGGACGGAGTGCTTAACACTTTATCAAAGTTTATTCCCAATCCTAAATTACAGAGTAGAATGGATAGAATAGACGTAGATTCGTTTATTCAAACTCAAGTACATGATTCACCACATCCTTCAGAAGGAAGGTGGTACTTTAGTGATTATTACAATCATAGTAAACCTATCTATATTAAAGATACAGCTGATAAAGCTGTTAATGAGGAACTTAGACAAAAGGTTGAAGAATACTTAAAGAAGAGGGATAGAATCTTTGCAGAGAAGAGACAGGCATTTATATATGATTTGGACAAGGCTTTAAAGGGTTATAAACCTCTAGACCAAATAGTACCACCATCAGGGTTTAAGACTACAGCTTTTGTAGTAAGCACATTTCAAAAGTATGTAAACGACCCCGGTTGGGAAGTGGTTGATATGGAGAATCTTAAACAGCTGGGAATTATAGCTATTCATAATGTTATTACTAAGCAAGTGGACTTTGTGGCACTTAGTAAGCATGATTTAAATACTATTATACCACTGTCTTTAGGAACTACTATGTTGGGAGATTATGAGAAGGATGCATATGCCATGAATAATCCATGGTTATTAAGAGCTACTAGTGGTAATATAGAGTTGATGAAGATTATGGCAGCTATTAATGAGATGCCAGAAGTCTTCGGAGATGTATTTAGGATTGGAACATTTAAGGTCTTAAATGCAGATACATCTACAGCTACTATAGCTAATATGAGAAGCATAAGAGAAACATTCAACTTATTAGCAAAGGAGACTGGAGTAACTAATAGACTTAATCAAGTTACATTTATGGATGAACTTGAGGTTTTAAAAGGAGAGTTCTTAGCACTTATGAGTAGACCTGATGCTACTCCCAGAACCCAGCAAGAATTAAACACTAAAGTACGTAAGGCATTATTTGACATAAATGTAAACGATAAAGCTGCTACAGCCGACAGGTTAGAAGATATAGCCAAAACGTTGTATACTTCATTCCCAACTATCCTTGAGAAAGCATCAGTGGAAGATATAATGAAAGAGAACTCTAATACTGGTATAGAAAGATTCTATAAAGCAGTTCTAGGAACGATGCTTTATTATAGGGATATTCCATTTACACAGCCGGAGAAGATGGGAAGATATACTCGTAAAGGAGCTCCATTATCAGGAGGTATGGATACTAACCCTGAACTAATTCCAGAGAATAATATTAGACAGGCTGTTAAATTAGTAAGAAAGGCATTTGATGGAGTTACTAGGAAGACTGAAGAATATTACTATCCATTCTTTAATGACTACGTTAAAGCCTTGTGGAAGGATAAGGGATACTCAAACGCAAGAAACTTAGTAATAGGAGACCAGACTAAAATATACGACAATATGTTTAGAAGAAATCCAGACGGGTCTCTAAATGAGCAAATGCTGTTTGCTAATCCTTACGATAATAGTACTCCACTGTCATCTGAAGAAAGAAGATTCTTGAAGAAGATATTATGGGATATCAACAAGTACAGATTTAATCTGGAAGGTAAGTCAGAATCTGACCCAGAAGTGGCGCAACTAAAGAAACAAGACAAATGGTTCTGGGTACCATTGCAGCAGACTAATAATAAGATATTACAAATGGGAATTGCTAAATGGGCTAGCCAAGAAACTAAAGATGTTACTATGAAATTTAAAGACTTCTGGAATAGAGAAGAGAATGATGCATATTCGGAGGAAGAATATACAGCTAAGTCTGACATGATTACTAGATATGAAATGTATAATAGGTTTAACATTTCTGAATCTAGTGAAGACGCCAGACAGGCATTACTAGCACAATACAATTCTGATTTCTGGGAACGTAATTTGGAATCATTAGTAACTAGCTATGTGTTCGCCGCAGAGCGTAAAGATGCCTTTGATGATGTGCTCCCGGCAATTAAAGCAATTAAACTATTAGCTCTTAACTATGCTAAAGAAACTGGTGTTGATTTAACAGTGTTTAATGAGACAATGGATAATTATCTTAAAATTGCAGTATTTAACCAGTCCATTATTAGTGAGGAAGGTAAACAGCTATACCAAGCTGTGGGTCCTATTAAGAGATTAGCATCCTTCGGATTGTTGGCATTTAATGTTACTGGTGGAGTCAGAGATGTATTTGACGGAATGTGGAAGAACTCTGCAATGGCTTTCAGTAAGATGTACTACACTGGAGAGAAATTTACTTATAAAGAATTATTACAGGCCGGAGCTATTATCATGAAAGACGGGCCAGACTTTTTATCAAGAGTCACTAAGATAGAGGCTCTTAATGCTAGAATGAGACTCGCTGATTTTGATATGAATAAATTGTCACAGAGGTTAGTAAGTAACAAGTCAGGATTGTCTAATCTATCCAGGTATACTTACTGGTTTACTACAGCACCGGATTACTATAATAGGATGACCATGTTTATAGCTCAAAGTCTACATGATGGGACTTGGGATGCTATAGAAATGACTAAGGACGGATTAAAGTATGATTGGAAGAAAGACAAGCGGTTAGCCGCTTATGCTTCTGGTAATAAGAGTAATCCAGATTATAATAAGCAAAGAGGTCTGTATCTATCTATGATGAAATCTTTTAATGAAACTGAAGGTTTAAATCTAAAAGAAGGTGATGCATTACCATTTGCCTATACACAGGACGAAGTACTTGCTATTAAGACCTTATCAGATTTAGTTTATGGTTATTATGACCATGACGGAAGAATGCAAGCTGAGAAGACCTTTATGGGAGCGTTGCTTGGTCAATTTAAAACATTCTTGTCCGCAACCAGGAATGCTTATTTGCTAGAACCAAAGAACTATGGACTGGCAGGTAGAGTTCAAGCTAAAAATGATAATGGAGACCTTCTATGGTACAAGGATATAGTAGACGACAATGGAGAAACCAAAACCATAGTAACTACAGAGAATACAGGAGTGCCGGTAGAAACTTGGGCTGACAGATACCTAGAGGGAATCTTTTACACCCTTAAAGATGCTTGGAGGGAATTTAAATCCGGAGGTCTAAAAGGAGTTAAAGATAACATATGGAACGAAGATACTGGTGTCAAGAAATCTAATTTAAAGAGATTAGGACATGACTTAATGCTGTGGTTGTTATTAGGAGCTCTAGGTCAGTATCTAATAAGGTTGTGGGCTGAAGCCAGAGAGGAAGATAGAGACCCATTAAATCCTACCATGTCTAGGGCTATGGAAGATACAGTGTTTAGTCTATTCCAGAGAGGATTTACCAATTCATTTGGTGACGTAACTCCTATCAATACTATGTCGAGCTTAGTTAATAATTCGGAACCTGTATCTATTGGATATCTTAGCACGGTGTTCAATAATACCTATGAATTTGCATTTGGAGATAAGACTCTATCTCAATACTTTATGGGAACTACAGGATTCGGTAGAACTTTCAAGGGAGCTACTACTGAACTAAAGAATATAGCTAAATTAGCAGCTGACACAGTTAAAGAAGATACAGAGTAATAATCAAAAAAAAATGGCCTGTACAGTAGAGCATTACACTCCACCATACAGGCCATTATTGTTTATTGAAGCACCCCTAAGGTCTCCATCATAGTTGCTACTTTGACAATTAACTCACCAAGAGTTCCGTTATTATCAATAACATAATCGTAGTCATTATAATCATCCAAAGCATGTTCTGAAATATGATTATCTAGTAATCCGGTATCTCTGTTTACCTTAATGACAATTCCTTTCCTATCTTTGATAGCTTGGACTTCATTTGGAAACCTAGTATCTGGCATAATCCAACAAGGCTCTACTGTATTCATGTGTACAAATACAGTGTTGCCGTACTCATCAGTACCATAAGTAGGATAACTCTTAAATCCTTTATCATAGTCAGACATCATAGATTTAACCCATAGGTTAGGGTCAATAGTTCTTCCCACTTCAGTACCCAGTACTTGTAGGAACTCTCTATGAGTCATAGGTTCTCCTTCACTATTACTAATTGGAATATGTGTAAATGATTCTTTGATACTTTCTGTCTCAAAGCTTGACACATGACATCCTAGTATAATGGACGCACATTGTTTCAGCTTCTCTGCCCATGGATGTTTCTCCCATACACTAAGTATAGGAGCAATATCCTCACTTTCACAGACAGCTTCAAAGTGTTTAGCATTCAGAGTTACTTCTCCCCATAGTTTAGAAGATTTAAGCCAACTTATATACCGAATGATATTACAAACTGTATCCTTACCGCTTTGCTTCTTACCAACTATACCTATAATCATTCTTCTAGAAGGGTTATTTCATCGTCGCTATACTCACAATCTCTTACTTCTAAATCTCCTAGGTCTACTGTGTCGTAAGCCTTTTCCCAAGCTTCGTCTTCGCTGTCGGCTTCAACTTCTATGTCAAAGCATAGACGACATCTAAGCTGTCTATCGATACTTACATTATACTTCGGCATCAGTAGTAGCTATTACTAACTCACCAGAGTCAATTGCTTTACGAATGTATCTCATTAATGTGATAGGTTTCGGATACTCTGCTAGAAATGTAGTAGTTCCTACATCATCTCTGTCATTCATGTCTATTGGAAAGACAATAGTTTTATCACCAGCTATTATTTGATAATAAAGTACACCAGCTATAGCATGTGATATCTTAGCTGGATAAGGTAAGGTTACAATTTCTTTTAGTGTCATATTATACTACACAAGATTTTACTAAATCAGCAATCTGTTTACCGTCTGCGGCAGGGAACATAGCTTTAAGCTCTTTGATAATAATTCCCATTTTACTCTTAGGAATCTTAGGACCGTCTTCACATCCTTGTAATGCACAGACTTCTACTAACCCTAAAGCAAGTACTTTATCGTCAGGGACCTCGGGCAGAAATTCATTCAAGATAAGAGATTCTGCCATTTCATTATCATATAAATCCTGACGACCTACCATACGATACTGTTCGGCATTATCAATGCGCTGGTCACGTAACTTCTTAATAATGGCTACTTCAGCAGCATTGTCAAGAGGTTTAGCATTCTTAGCAGTTGCATAGTTGCTAAATTCCGTCTTAATTGCACGGAGGACTGTAGTCCGAACAGCATCATGGTTCTTCATGGACTCCATAATTAAGGAGTTTAATTTATCATTCCACATATCATTTCTATTTAAAATGTTAATAACTCGGTTAGCATCCTCATTAGTAATACCTACGTTACCATTAGTTCTTACTAAGAACTTGTTCTGGCAAGACAACATTTCTCTATCATCATCCAAAATTGCATAGACGTAAGGTTCGGTTTGAGAATTTAACCACTCTTGGATTTCTTTACCTCTATGGTCTCTAAAGGGAGTGGTACTATAAATTTGGAACTTTAACCCAGCTTTGTCAAATACTGATTGTAAGTTAGAATCTGTTCTCCAAGAAGAACTAACTATTACCTTACAATCTGTTTTACTAACTATATCGTTGATGATATCAACACATTTTGGGTCGAAGTCACCTTGAGGATATACATGGTCTTTATTCCATTCTTCATGATACCACTCGTCACTATTAAGAACTCCGTCTACGTCCAGAAATAAATATTTGTTAATCCTTTTCATAGAATGTTACTTGTCTAGAGAATCCATTCTCCAGTATGTCCTTGTCTGGCGATACTTCATTCTCAACATCTGCCGAATACTCTTCTATGTACACTTCAGTATCAACATTCTGTATGGTACATCCAGCAACCCAAACACAATCACCCTCGTCCATAATAACTTCATAGGGCAGCGCTGACCTGTAATCAGTACGATAAATTTTACCAGTTTGTCCAATTTGTGTAGTTTGTAATTACTTAACTGTATTGCATACAATGAATGCTCTGATAAAGTCATAGAATATACACAAAGCAAATCACCATATTTGAGGTCTTTTGTATCCTCTCCTATATACTTGATACAATCGTCAAGGTATATTCGCGCAATAGGTTCAGGAGTCCAAATTTGGAAGTTTCCAGAAGGGTCTAGTAAGTCATTATAAACTGGAATGATGAGAGCATCTTCTAGCTCATTTCTGTATCTATAATCTGCTCTAATTGCTAACATACTATCCCAACGTACTTCTGACTCTCTTATGCCTGGATTGACTACAGTACCGTAAGCTCCTTCGACTATATGAGTATCTTTTGAAGAAACCATTCTAACTCTTGTTCCCTCAACAATTTTAAACTTTCCCTTTTTCAGATTCATGTTTCATAAATTCATCTGTTAATTCAACTCCTAATTGACATATCTCTTTAAATGACCTCTCATGTAAGAGGTCATTGTTATTGATTAATGCTAATGTAAATTCAAATCTCAATCTTTCATACTTTTCATGTTGCTCATTAGCTTCCTTTTGAGCTTCAGCTGCTTGCTGTGCAGCTTTAATACCCTCCAGGAACTCACCCCAATCTTTACTGTTGTCCATAAAAACTAGGGTTTAGATATTTCATAGTGTGCCTACGTAATATATTCTCTGCTGTACCAGAATCCCATTTAGATTTGCTTCTTATAAAGGCAATATCCTCACTTGAAGCATTGGTCATAGCAGAATCACGGTCTCTATCTGTCTCAAATCCACCTACATAATGTACAATAGGACAATCATCTATGGTATATGGGTCATCATCCTCGCATAAGTCTGCATTGAGCTCATCTACCATGTCAACATGATAAAAACCGTCTTGTCCAGCTACGCCTACTCTAAACCTAGGTTCAGAGAACATATGATAAATGCACAAAATACATGGAGGACACCCTGTATCATCTGTATTCTCCTTAATGTAATTTGCTATGAAATTAGCTGCCATTTCATCACAACCCCTACAATCTCCGACTACAAATTCACAGTCATCGTAATTATCGTTGCATGTGTCTATTACATCAACAATTGCTGGAACGTAGAACTTCTCAAATTCTTCAGGAGTTATGTCTCTGTGTCCACTAATAAAGTATGTCATTCAGCAAATAAATCGTCTAAACCTTCTACTTTTTCATAATCTACATAAGTATAAAAGATACCTTCAATGAGATGCTTATGATTAAATGCCCACTGGTAATTATCAAGGTCAGATATTTTAACCCACATGATAGCCTTTACCTCATTCTCCTCTCCACCTAGCTGTCCTTTGATAGCATTAGTAGAAATTCCAATATGACTCTCGTCTACTACAGCCATGAACCTCATAGTGACATTCTGTCTGTTAGAGTCTTTCGGGTCATCGTTAATGCTACACATATAAAGAGCACTAGGTTCAATCTTAACTCCAGTTTCCTCGTAGATTTCCCTAGAGCAAGCTTCTGCTAATGTCTCATCAAAGTCCAAATAGCCGCAAGGACAGTTCCAATATCCTTGAAAGTCTGGTGCTCCTTCACCTCTTTGATTGGCAAGAACACACCATTCATTGTTAATCCTACAGAATATAAATCCTGCAACGGCTATACTACGGTGAACCCAAACTGTCTCCCCAGCGTGTTCACCAGTTTCAATTGTAATAGGATAATTCTTCATTAGTAAAATTCTTCAGTTAATCCAGCTTTTATACATATAATCTATATTGGTCAATGAATGCTTCTACAGTATCTCTTACAAATGGCTGGATATACACTCCAAGCTTTACTCTATTGCGAATGCAAGTAGAGCATATTGTTATTTGCGGAACATATACAACATGCACATTCTCCGGAAGGTCATGTGGGGTCTCCTCTCCACTTACCACCATGAGGAATTTATAGTCATACAATATTACAGACCCTTTATGCCATTCAGGAATATCCTTGTAGGTTTCTGGAGTAGTAATGATTACTAATTCATCCTCTGGCATTCTAGACCTCAATTCCTCTAGTACAACGTATGTAGGTATACCTCTGGGATAAGCAGGACCTGCTAAGTCTTTCTCTACATCACTTACATGTACAAAAGGTAAAGTGCCGAATTGCATACAACTCATAGCATACCTATATGAAAATTTAGAGCTATTCTCCTTCCATAAGTTTTGATATGCAGGAATTACTAATACTCTACCCACCTGGCTAGAGTTAATGGCTCCCATTACCACATTTACATGCCCGATATGGGGAGGGTCAAATGAGCCAAAGAATAATCCTACTCGCATTGCATTGCCTCCTTAACTGCTGCTTTAACTATACTATCAAGTTCATGCTTACACTTCTTACAGTCTCCTGCATGTGCAAACCAATGATTTTGCCAGTAATATGTATGACCATTCAAAGTAAGAGCTCTGATATGACCATTACGACAAGTTCCAACCTTGTCATGGTTGTCAGTTACATTACCACTGGGAGTACAACTAGAAAGGAGCCAAAGCAAAGCTAAGGCTCCATAATACAATTTCATTTTCATCTAAATCCAATTTTAGGTCTATCACTTTCAATTTGTTCACCGCCATTGTCTGTACCTAAGTTATAGACATCACACAATGCCATGTCTTCGGTTACAGGTTCAGTCTTACCAAGTTTGACAGCTAAGGCAGTAGCTTTGTCTTTGGTAAGTTTGCCAAATTCATATTTAACTTTTAATCTTCCTTTACGTAGTAATGCTTTATCAATACTACTAATATCAGCATTAAAGGTACATACGAACTTAAGGTTTAAAGAGTCTCCGAGTATACCGTCTGACAGGTTTAGTAAAGAGGATATTCTATGATTACCTCTAGTATCCCTACTTACTAATAAGTCCTCACAGTCTTCTACTACAAACACTGAATCCCTCTTATTAGTAAGAAGTTCAATAAATGAAGCATCTCCAATGTATTGAAACGTAGAAGCATCTAAGAACACAAACTTCTTACCTGGATTGTCGGCTATTAGCTTTCTAATATAACTAGTCTTACCGCAACCAGGAACTCCGTGTAATATGGCAATTCCACTCTCCTTGGAATTTATCATATCGGTTATTTGTTGATGTGGTAAGTCATCATTATAATTAGATTGTATATCACAATCTTGCTCTTTTACCTTCATGAGTGTAGTTCTGAATCCTTGATTACTGTAGGTTACGTATTCCATAGTAGCTTTAGCCTCTTTATATACCAAGCAATCTACTATTTCTTTTGGAATATCATCAGTATTCAACATTAGAATTTCTAGGTCCTGAAGGTCTATAATATACTCATCAGTAAATAAGAAGTAATCATCTCCCCACCTTATATGAACTGCATCTGGAAACAACTTTAAAAGGTTGTGTTGAGTTGCCCAATAGTCTATAGGTTTACCCTTGGAAATGGATTCAATCTTTCCTTTAGATTCTGCATCTGACCATTCTCGTCCTTCTGGTAAGTCTACTGCATAATAATCTGACCTAAAAGTAGCCCTATGTGGAGCTCTTCCATGTATCTTCATAAATACAGCGACTAATGCAGAACCTAACCCGTAAGTTGGGGCTATGACTACATCATAACACTCTTTAATAGCTGTGTGAACTCTTCTTTCTAAATCATTCATATAATTCCCTAGATATATAAATTGGAGCTTTCTTACGTTTAAATTCGGAAGCTAAATGTCGGCTCCAAACCTTATTGACTACATCTTCTCCATGTCTAGCACATAATTGTGACCAGCAATCAGATTCTGCCATTTCATCATGTGGGTGCATGATTTGTCCAGCTGAGTCGTAGCTCTTCCTAAAATTCTCGAATGGAATGAATCTACTAAGAATATCATCCACAGTAGCGTAGTCCTTAGCACCTATCTGGTCTAAGTCACTATTACTAATACCAAGACCATCAGTGGGAACTAGCTTGCAAGAATTATATATAGCACATGACATTGCTTTATAATTATCGCAAGTTTCTTTATAATCATTACGAAGAGCTTCTAAAGCTTTACTTTTATAATGGTCTTGCAAATAGTTTGCCAGTCCGTAAACTTCAGTCTTCCACAGGTCTTGAATAGGGTCAAAGTCACCAACATCACCATGAATAGTCCAGAATCCAAGCTGATATTCAGTTTGATTATCTGTACTCATTACTAATCCCTTGCGAATAGATGCTATATCATAAAGATGTATCATTCTACATCTAGCTTGTATATTACCATTAGCAATTGGAGTTCTGCTAGGCATTTCTTCTAGCTCGTCGAGATGATAAGAATTAGCCATATTGACATCACCTGCATCAGCACATGCATCAAACAAAGCTGCACGATAGGAACGTTCAAGTCTGTAAACTTCAAACTTGTCACAGAAGGCTTCTCCTACATGCACAGAGGTAGCAAACTCATCACTCTTATTCTTAATAGGAAGACTTCTACCTATAAGAGGAATGCCAGTTTTCTTACTAACCTCATGGCAGATAGCAGCGACAACAGTGGAGTCTATTCCCCCACTGATGCCTAATACCATTACCTTAAGGTTGTTAGAAGTAACGTATTCAGCTGTTTTATCAACTAATACATTAAATACATGTTCATAATTTAGTTCACTCATAATCCTAATTCAGATAAACAAGATTTTACTTCTCTCATTTCACCAGTATGTTTGCCTTTATCATCCGACAGCTTAACACAACCGTAAACAGGTTGATTAACATTCATTTGACAGCTAATAAGCTTCATCACTATGTTAGCTGGCTTAAATCCAGTATCATTAGTAAGATTAGTGCCTATTCCAAACGAACACCTGATTCTACTTCCACAATACTCCATAATGTCCTGGCATTTGTCAAAGTCCAAAGCATTACTGAACACTATAGTCTTAGTAGTAGGGTCTACTCCAAGTTCTTTATAACGAGCAATCATACTGTTTATGAACTTAAACTCATCGCCAGAGTCACATCTTACTCCGTCAAACAATTTAGCTTGCTTGCGAGACAGGTTCTTCATGAACACTTCAGAAGTATATGTGTCAGACAATGCTATTCCCAAATCACCGTCATACACATTTACCCAATTCTCAAGAGCCATGTAATTAGCCTGTTTATAGCCATACATAGCACCGTGGAACATGAACCACTCATGCGGATGAGTTCCCATCATAGGCATTTCATATTTCATAGCCAGATAGCAGTTAGAAGTGCCAGTACAATAGATAGAACCTTCCTTAATTGCAGATACTACCTCATCCTGTACATTATAACTAAACCGTCTTCTGGTACCAAATTCAGAGAATTTTATTCCTGCAACATTCGACAACCTTAACTTAGGTTCAAGCTTCTTAATGACTTCTGACATGTCACAGTTGTTACCTAATACACGATTACGTAGTTCAGATATAATGGCTAGAATAGGAACTTCATATAGTGTTACTTTGTACAGATAATCAGTAACAGTAATATGAAGATGTTTCTTGTCATCAAGCCATACTTGCACTTTGCCAGAGTTAAACCTGAAAGAATATAACCATTCCCAGTAGACTTGTGGAACAAATCTACAGTTAGAAGTCATATAATCAAGTTCACTATTGGTAAGACGTAACATTCCAAGATTACTTAGCTCCAAGTACACCTTCTGAACAAAGTCTTCTGGATACTCTGTCAAGTCACGGTCAAAGAACTCAAATGTTCCTCTAGCTTGAGGAAATAGTTTCATGTAAGCATACGAAGTTGTAAATTTATACAAATCCGTATCAAGAATGGATTTTACTATCATTTCTCTTTAAATTTATCAATTAATCTCTCCATTGCTAAGTCAATGAGCTGCAATGATTCTATCATTCTGTCTGTTCTCTCTTGCTTAGTAAGATTCCTGTATTCATTGAATTTAACAACAGCATCACCGAGAGTTGCAATTATAATTACCGTATTTACATAAGGCAACAACCCTAGAATTGTGAGTAAAGTAACCACTCTACTTGTCATATAGGGTCTAATGTCCTTCTTTAGATACATTCTAAATATCATGAATGTGAAGAACAAAACCGATACTGAATAAATTAATCCCATTTTAAACCACAGTTTTTAATTAAATTAGCAAGTTTATCTCCACCATCCATGGATGCAATATACTTAGTGTCTACTACAATGTTATCTTTATAGCCCATAGCTATCAAGTCACATATAGTTTCATGCACACAATAATCACCAGCTATACCAACTACTCTAATCTCATTGTCTGGGTCAGACTCAAAATCAAGTAATATGTCTGATATAACAGAAAGACTTTCTAGATTATCAAAGATACTATACTCTTCTTTGTCAGGACTATCTCCTTTAATAAAGATGTCTGTATCTTTACGATAGGCGTAGTTGCATATTACACTCCATAGTGGGGCATATATACAACTACCAGTAGTACCTTTAACACAATGTGGAGGCCATTGGCCTCCGTTCTCTTTAAAGGAGCAGTGGTTAGATGGGTGAAAGTCCTTAGTAACCATTACATAGTCACAGTCAATTTCACCGTTCTGTAATGCACTAGCAAGAGCATCCATCTTCTCCTTAGCTCCTTCCACAGCTAAAGACCCACTGATGAAATCCACCTGTGGGTCTACAATTAATAAAATCTTATCCATACTTTATTTAGAACACGCTGCTATTGCGGCAACTATTAGCAGTATTAGAAGTAACACTAATACAATACCTATAGCGAAGACTACTGGCAGCCATAATGGAGCAAGTACCCACCACCATGACCATGTTGCAACAGCAGTTGTTCCTGTTAATTTAAGAATTACAAATACTATGGCTATAGCAGTTAATAGGCTAGAGCCGCCAGATGTATAAACTACCTTTTCAGTTGGCATCCTTTTAAACATTCAAATATAGAGGTTTGTAAGAAACTACATAATCTTCATTTACTAACGATACGTTAGAGAACTTCATGCCATTAAATTCCTGTATTCCATGACATCCACTGTGAATGTGTCCGCAGAAACAATGTTTAGGTTGTTTACGCATGATTTCATCGGCTAACCATGTATTACCCGCATCTTTTCCTGCCCACGCTCCTTCATGTATCTCACCTAGCCCAAGTAGTCTAGGAGCATCGTGAGATATAAGAATATCACAATCACTAGGCATATGAGCATACTTAGCTTCCAGGCGTTCAGGCTCTCTCATGAACGCCCAATTACCAAATTGCTTACAGTAGGGAGTTCCGAAGATTTTAAACTTCTTGAATACTCCTGGCTCGATTTCATGCTCGTATTCCCAAGACTTATTATGTAAATACACCAATTTGCCGTCAGTAGGCTTATGAAACATGTTGTACATATCTGGTTCCAAACCTCCATTTCTTTCAAACCAGAAGTCATGATTACCAGCTATGAATACTACATGTTTACATGGTAACCCATTAGCCCATGGAATAAACGTATTTTGAAGCCATAGCCTAGATTTAGGCATGTTTAGCTGTATATTTAACGGCATGATATCTCCACAGATGAGAAATATATCACATTCTTCAACTGCGGGAAGTACTCCATGTAAATCAGACGTAGCTCCTATTCGCATTTCTCGGCTGTATATTTAATCCGTATTTCAGTCATCTCACCATTAGCAATATCTGGAAGTGATTCAACAAAACCTACACCATAGGTAGCTCTTAAATCGAACTCTCCTATCCAAGTAGAGTCATCTGTCTCTTCATCAGAAGTATTCCATTCATCATCATATTTAACTGGAGCCACTGACCCTTCGTAAAGCCACTTATTGCCGTTGTTGTCTATACAATACCAATAACGCATAGTTACTTAATTCCAAATTCAAACTGAAGATTCATCTCAATCCGTTCACCTTTATTTAACTCAGGGAACTTAACGGTTCCTAGAAGTTTATCGAAGTCAAAATTGAAGTCTTCTTCCGACCAAAACAGACCTTCTTTTCTTGGGTCTACCCACTCACCATCATCGTCCATAATTGGTGGTTCTTCTCCAACAAACAGAAATACTTCCTCGTTAGCAGCTCCTTCTAAGTCTCTACAACACCAAAATCGTTTCATTCTTTATACCAAGTTGTGTTTAACTGTTCATCAATCTCAAATTGTAGTGGGCCTTTATCAAACGTAGTAGCTGGAATAACACAGTCTTTAAATACATCATCTGTGGCAGAAGTCCACTCATAGTCGTTATTCATTCCTTGCCAACCGCTGCCAGCTTTCTCCGGCATGTCACCATCGGTTACATGAAGGTCTCCTGCTTTTGGCATTTCGTCATTTCTATTCACTTCAACTTTCATTCCTTCAAGTCTCCCATTACGTTACGGTTAAGCCTGTCATCAATTCTCTCCTTACAAGCGTCAAGGTAAGCTTCTAGAGCAGCAACTTGTTTAGCATTTTGCTCACAAGGGAACTTCTCATTCAACTTCTTTACTCTGTCAAGCAGGATAAGGGCAAGTTGTTCTGATTGCCACCCTGGAGTTACTGTACCGTCTTCGTGCTTGTGAACAAACTGAATTGTGTCAGTAGCATCCACATACTTGGTTTTGCCATTAACAAAACCAGCACACATTTGGGCACGGTAACGATGAGCTCCATTGAATCCATCATCGGGAATTACTTCAATAGTTTCCTTATTACTAGGATACACCTTTAAGTCCTTAACTGGAACATACTTCTTTCTGCTACTAATAATTTTAGCCATAATGCTTATTCTTTATAAATGTCCAACAATTCACTAAATTCGTTAATAGTCTCACACAAATGCTCTATGCAATTTATGAGAGCTCCTTTCTCCAGTCCCTCTAGCCATTTAAGCCTAGTCTCTGGAGTGCAATCTTCGAGACAAGTAGGAGTAGGCTTCTCCTCTCCTTCTAACTTATCGAAGATGAATATCCCACTAAGATTCCTGCGCTTCATTCACTTGCTTATTAATTATACATTTAACTTGAGCATAAGATACAGGAGTGTAATTATTATTATCAACTCCTACATCATACTGGGTTGGAAGTAAATAAGGCAGTCTAGCTGCATCAGCTCCAGCACTATTTGGGCCTGAATGTACATGTCCAAATAACTGCCATACGGCATCCTCTGGTTTACGATATATTCCACCATAACACAGAAATGGATAGTGATTTAAGTATATACTACGATTCTCTATCGAAATCTGCATCTGAGGAATCACTATCTCAAACTTACCCATGTAACCTTGTCTTATGTTCTTCCTATCATGGTTTCCCAGTATGAGGTAAATCTTGCCTTTTAGACGAGACAAAACATTACTCCATACTGCACTACCACCTAGAGCAAAATCTCCCAAATGGAAGACTGTATCATCGTCAGTAACCACACTATTCCAGTTCTCAACTAACATATCATTCATATGATTAACGTCTTTAAATGGACGATTGCATAGATTGATAATGTTAGCATGACCAAAATGTGTATCTGACGTAAAGAATGTGTGCTCCGGGTCAAATTTAAATTTATCTGTCATCTTCCACAACAATGTTTATATTTCTTGCCACTGCCACATGGACAAGGGGCATTACGACCTATTTTAGGATAAGGTCTAACATACGGTTCTCTTCTTAGGAAGTTAGCAAGATGTTTCCTTAGCAATGCTTCTTCCTCTTTCGACAATTCCTTGTCCATGTCTAGTGCGTCTTTAGCATCCTGCATTCTGAATGTGATTAGATACTTTAAGAATAATATAAATCTGATAACTAAGTGCATCTTGTAGTCTAGGAGTTTTGCCTCCTCCTTATGAAGTTCTCGCTTATATCTCCTAGTATCTGTTCGATACTTGTAGATTCCCTTCTGCATCAATATCTATATAGTCATCCAACAGTAATCTATCTCGTAATTCAATTGCAAGTTCTCTTGCCTGCGGATGAGCATCATTTGCACATCTCAATTTCAAGAACTCTATCCATTGTTCAACAGTGCCAGTCATTATTAATTCTGTCTTTAGTGCTAGAGGTAGTACATTTCTAGCCTGTTGAGCAGGCTCGCCCTCTGTCAACAATCCGAAATATGTACTTTCTGCTTCACACATAGCTTGTATCCATGCAGCTTCAGTTCGAGACAATCCTTCAGATATAGTTAAATCATAAGTATGACATAGTTCTATATTATATGAATTACCCTCGAACATATTCTTATACCAGCACGGTATTATACAATTTAATTCCTTACCAAACTTAGCCTTAGAGTAATTGCAATACCTAGTACTTTCTTGAGCGAAGCTAAATAGTCTGTGTCTACAGAACTCTCTAGCAACTCCCATATCACATATAAATCTTACAGTGACACGTTTAACGTGATATTCTGTAGGTTCACACAAGTATTGCAAGTCCTCAAGCCAACCATTTTGGAGTAATACTCTATAGTTAGTAGTTATAGCTACAAAGCCATCAGGTATACCCGGGACTGGTTGTGCTTGTACAGCTTCCGAGTACTGATTCTCATTATACTTACTCCAAAGTCTGTAAGCAATGGGATTAGAATCATCATTAGCCTTAAAGTCATATCTAAGATACACAGTACCATGCTCTAGCATAGCAGTATGTCCTCTAGCTATAATGACATTATTAATAAACTTCTTAGCACTGTCTTCTGTTATCTTGTCTTCAGACTTATAACAAGTCCTTGCACACAGTTCCATGTGTTTGAACAAACCTTCAACACCTGGCTCCTGGTTAATAAGTTCTACTTTCGGTTTGATTAGGCGCATTAAGCTTTAATTCTACTTCTTTAGATTTGCAATGAACATAATCTCTTAGTAGATGATAAGTTTTGGTACTTATCTCCATCTTCCAATCGTTAACAAACCTTACAAATTCATCATTGAAGTAAGCAACTGCGTCTAAATTAATTGCAAACCCGTCATCAGCTTCAACGAAATAAGCCATTAATAGAATTTTACTTCTTTAGAACTATATTCATCTTGTTCGGAGACAAAGTCATTATCATTGACTATCTCCTCCTGACAAGTATCTTTCTCTCTATCCCATATACATACCAGGTCGAGCATACTGTCAAGATGTTTTAAACTATGGGGTGCTCTGTGATTTTGGTCAAAGTTATCATATACTCTCTTAAATACCTTCATTATATCCCATTCCCGATAACGTTCATCATCGGTATTCATGAGCATATTAAAAGTATATGACGTACCTTGCATATAACCACCCTGGCTCAAGAATACAATGTCTTTATTCTTAGAAGCATTAGGTGGTAAGCAATCAGTGATTACTAGATACAGTTGTTGATTTCTCATCTGAACAACCATTGTATTCTCTAAATCATTCAGAGTCATCGTCCCAGTTCATATAAGGGTTAGACGCGAGGTTACAGTTATAATACTTAGTATCTTCTGTAACCTCTTCTCCTACAAAGTCAGGAAGAGTAGGATTTAGAGTTGCCTGTGACAACTCGCACTCGGCAATTACTAATCCTTCATTCTCTCCTAAGAACTCATCAATTTCCCATTTGTTACCCATATGATATACTATGTAGCGTACCTTACGGATAACATTAGGACAGAACTTTAGAAGCTCCTGTGCTTCATACAATGGGATTTCTTGTTGCCATTCAGAACGACTAAGGGTTCCCTTAGCTTTAATAAATAGCCAACCATGATTGTCCCTAATAGCTATCCTAGTTTCAGAGAGAGGATTGTCTCCAAGATAACCCTGGACTATCAATCCTGCTCTTTGAGCCTGCATTTTATAGCTATTGTTTTTCACTAAATACTTTCTTTCAACTTCAATCATATTAATGTACCCAATGGTCTTCAATTGATATATCAGCACCTAAATGAGCACGTACACAAAATGGTTCGCCTCCACTTTCCATACATTTAACTAGTATATTACCTACTTCTTCAGCAATATCATCCGGTGCTTCAACATTATGTTCATCATGTACGGGAACACAATATTTAACTATAAATAGCAGATTGTTCTTCCTTAGCCAATTGAAGAACTTAATTGCAGACAATTTGAAACACATAGAACCAGCATGTTGTCATTCTGTTATCTTAGAGGCTCTTTATCCTCTAATTCTGTACCTGTTCGGTGCAGTTCGGACTATATCTTAATATGTTTTTACAAAACGTGTATAACTCCTCAAGAGACGCAGAGTTCTTCATAGCGTTAGCTTTCATACTGATGATTTGAATATTTCCCTTAACGTATCCTTTAGAATTGTCAATTCTATCAATAGATGGAGAGTAATCATAGCATTCTTTAGTTCCAAAATGGAATGGAACTTCCAACAGCGGACATTTCTCTGGAATTACTATATCAGACAGTTCCAAGTTAAATTCTAACCCCTTTCTGGCAGCACGATTTTTGGCACTGGTTAACATAGCTTGTTCTATGTTACGTTCTCTGGACGCCTTCTTCTGCTGCTGAATTTCTTCTCTATATTCTGGACATAGTTTAATTCTAAGCTTCCTGAAATAGTTCTTATCTTGTCCACCATTAATTAATGTATGCTCTTTATAGCAATCACTACACATCCAATATCTACCAGTTTTACTTTTAGCATAAGTATCAAACTTATCTACTGGTAACTCTTGTTTACATACAGGACAGATTAGTGTACCTTCAGTAACTATAGGTGTTACTTTAACTCCGTCTCTTAGTCTTCTTAACTCCTTCCTACAAGTCTTACATGTATTATCATGTCCATCTTTCATAGACGGGACTTTATAGAAGTTGTCTATAGATTGTTCTTTATTACAACGTTTGCAAATTTTAGTACTACACATAATACAATTTTTAATTATTAATTACCCTGCAAAGATAATTAATATTATGTGTAATACATAACATATTCTCCCTGTTCGTGGAACTTTACCTTCCTTACCATCTAAAGTAAGGAATCCGTGTTCTAGTCTCTACACACTTCTAAACATTACTGTTTAGGTTGGCTCGGTATTCCCATACAGTTAATCATCACGACTTGTGCTCCAGGGTTCACCGAATTAAGGGAGTTTTACTCCGACACAACTTGTGAGTTCATCGGATAGTTAATAGACTGCTTCATAGAATCGGATAACCTTCTTCTCAAATGCTGTGAGCTTGTTTTATAATAATTGTCCCCATTACGCCCTAGCATATACTTAGCTTCTGGAGACCCAAGTTCACTGTCGATTTTACACAGGTTGTCCCAGTCATATATAAATGCCTTATGCTTAGTAATAGGATTAAGAAGGATATATCCCTTATCAAGGACATCTTCTCTCCTAAACTCCTGATATCTCTTTAGTCCAGAGAAACCAGACATATAGTTATTATATACTTCTTGAGCTCTTGCCTTAGTAAGACCGTAATTCTTCATTAAAGTGTTCCAATCTCCACCATAATTAAAACAAAATTCATACCCTTTGGCAGCATCTCTAAGAGGTTTGTATTTAGCTTTAACTTCAGATAGTGGAGTATCATCGGGGATGTCTGTAAATACTATTCTGGCAGTTAGACTGTGTAAGTCACCACTACCACAGATAAGCTCTTCCAACATCGCCTTATCATTGGCAATAGATGCCATTAAGAAGGATTCCTGCCCTTTGTAATCACAACTAATCCATTTATATCCAGTATCAGAAATGAAACATGACCTAGTAAATGGGTCATGTGGCAAATTCATTAAAGACGGGTTAGTAGCAGACAGTCGCCCAGTATCAGCTCCTAATTGAAAATAGTCTGGGTGAATCCTACCACTTACTGGATTAATCTTATCTATAAACTTCTGTCCAAAGGTATCAACTAGAATTTTAGCCTTCTTATATTCTACATAAAGAGGAACTATACTACACTTATGTGCTTGTGGCTTTATCAACTTAATATCAGCAGATTTCTTCTTCTGCTTAGTTTTAGCATCAATGGTAGTACAATTAAGTCCCAACATTTCAAATAGTGGAACTACTTGTTGACTACTAGACCAGTTAACGTTACATTTAGCTGAAGCGTCAAATCCACTGAATAAATCGCCTTGTAGATTCTTGGTAACATATGGGAAAGGTTTGTCATATTCATAGTGAATTAATCCGGTTTGTGGATTACAAACCCTCTTTATTTGTCCCATATGAGGGCCTACTTTGTCAAATAGTTGATTCTCATGCATAATGTCCACTTCCTCTGTGCAGGCTTTAATATAGCCTTCAGAAGATTTATGTTCATTATAATAATTTTCAACCCACTCGTTAAGCTTAGCTTCTGCTTTATTAACTTCCTCCTTATCTCGAATCATTTTCTGCTTCCATTTTACTGGGTCAAGTTTAGCTCCACAATATTCCATATAGGCAATTACTGGAGTAAACTTCATTTCAAATTCAGCAGCTTTAGTTAACTCCTTCTTCTCTAGTTCTGCATCTTGCTTCTCCTTAATCTTAGTAAGATACATAACATCACCAGCAGCATATTGTACCACTGGTATGGTTAATCCTTGAGTGATAATCTGCCCTCGAACAGTTTTATCAATATCTATACCAAGATAGTTATCAGCTGCTGCTTTTAAAGAAAGACTATGAAACTGGGGAGGATAGCCAAGATAGAGTAACTTCTCAGCAATCATTCCATCCCATACATTATAAGGAACTATTTTATGGTGATATAGAAACCTTAAATCAAATGCAATATTCCAACCTAAGAAAGTCTTAGTAGGGTCTTCAAGGACACATTTAAGCTTCTCAATTGGAATAGTTACATTGTCAACGACTATTTGGTCTTCCCCTAAACCATACTGAGTACACAGTAATGGTTTTGTATAGGGGTCTAAACCAGCAGTTTCCGAATCATATTCTACCCAACTATGTGGCATAATCATGTCTATAGCATCAGATAGAGATAATTCCTTATAAGCGTCAGTTTCAAATAGTGACCTTTGATTACTGACTAGATATATCATGAAACCTCAATATCAACAGTACTAATATCAACATCTCCTAAGCTACTAAGTGCGGCTTGTATTCTGCTCTTAATAGCTTCTATGGCTTCATCTATATCCAAATGTCCGTAATATTCATACCATGCTAATCCCTTAGCATTTATGTCAACTTTGAAGACTTTCTCTTCTACATTATAAGGAGCAAATGGGTCACGTTCTGCTCCAGCTGGTAAATTACTCATTAATTAATAGCTGTTAGAATTAATAATAAGTAATCTGTCCACAGACCTCGTCACCGAGTCTTAATCAGCTGTATCGAAATACAGCAACGTTGGGTTATCTTTCTGTATATCTATAGAATCCAGATTCCTAATAGCTAACTGTTGAGCGAACTGATTAGTATCGAACCCTATCGTTATAAGATGATAACCATGTGCAGTTGGAATTACATGTTTAACTTTGATGTCTTGTGCACCTCTACAACTATTAACAATTTCTATGATTGTGTTAAGATAGTTCTCGTCCTTACTATCAACATCCACAACCCATAGTGGCTTGTAGCCTCTAGCTCTAATATGCCCACAAGATGAATCCCAAATGCGATATCCTTGATAGCAGTTGCCTTCTTGGATTAGTTTGGCATACTCTTGTATAGCAGTACATGCCACTTCTTTAGCATTACGTCTATTCAAGGTAATGTATGCTCTTGCATGATTGCTCTGGCACAATTCAGTAATTTTAGCTCTTTTGCGCTCTAGCTGTTCCCTACTGAATATATAGTAAGTTTTAACGGTCCTATATCCGTTATTACCAGTAACACAGCCGTCTTTCTTGCGTTGTATAATTTGCAAGAAATAGAACTCATCTGAATTATTAAATTCCAGAATGTCTAGTATTTGGTCAAAATTATCTATTACCATTCTTCTCGTCTTTAATTTCGTAATACCTGTCTATGGTAATGAAGAACAGGGCTACAAGCCCAACTATCATTCCTATTAACATCCAAGGTGCTGCCATAGCAAGCAAATTGCATATAGTAGAATCATCGAAATTACTTCTTAGCCATTTGTTCATATCCCTTTCTTCAATTACTGATAATGGTGATACTCCAGGTTCTAAGGTTTCAATAAGTACAAATCCATTCTCTGGTGTAATCATTGATTCCTTCTCACTTACACTACCCTTATACTTCTCACCATAATCTCCCTCTACCTTCTTAGTAGCGGGATTGATATCTCCCCCAATCTGAATGTCCTCCGATTGGTTCAACATAGTATTTCCTACCAGTCACTAATGATTGATATATAAATCTACCAGTGTCATCAGTGTTCTTTAGAAATCGTTTCTCTAAATCAGT